AGTTGGTTAAATACATTTTCGCTAGTAATAAAAAATAGAGTTAAAAATGTGCCGATTTATGTGCCCTATAGTAAAGAGCAGATGTATAATATTATTTTAAATTTGAATGATAGGATAAATATATTAGAAAATAGTATTTCAGAGTTAAATAAATAATTTATATAGGTTTATTTAACATTGTTTTGTTATCTTACTATGCAACTATGTTATTATTTTATTATTTGATAGAATCTATCAACTAATAAAATTATGTAAATTTCAAATATCAACTTATAATAATAGTAATTTAGTTTTTGTTGTATTTGTTGTTGTAATAACTGCGAAGAAGTCTGACAGCAGTCTTAAGACTTACTGCGCGACCACCGCGTTGTCTTTGCTCTTCTTGTTCTTCTTGTTCAGATTCGGAAGAGCTTTCTTGTTGACGTTGTTGACGTTGTTGGCGTTGTTGGCGTTGTTCTTGTTGACGTTGTTGTTGTTCTTGTTGACGTTGTTGTTGACGGCGCTCTTGTTGACGTTGTTGTTGTTCTTGTTGACGTTGTTCTTGTTGACGTTGTTCTTGTCTAGAACCTCCCGCGACGACTTGTCTGGCGGCAAGAGCTTCAGCTTGTTTGGCAGCAGTCTTAGCTCTATTTTCTTCATTTTTGGCATCAAGTTCCGCTCTATATTCTTCTTCGGATTGATTAGCACGTCTTACTTGTTTGTGTGAGCTATTGGTGCCCTTCTTTTGATTGCGGCTAACGCGTGGACCAAGTTTATTACCTTGTTCGTCAACACGGTGTCTTACGGCGCGTACAACACCGTCTTTGCCCTGTTCTTGAAATTCAGCAGTAGGCCATTGTGCAGCGAGTTGTTCCTTAGTGCGGGGATTGGAGCTTGGCTTCATTCTGTGTAATTCACCATCTTTAAATTTACTAAGAGGACCTCTACTATCATCGAAATATTCATAGTCAAATTTGGCTGGATTTCTCAAATATCTTTGATTTGTAACGATATCATTGTCATCTTTAGGAGCATAGTTCAAATCACGGGTCATAGCAGCTTTACGACTGGGGTAAGTGGCTACTTGTCCAACGACTCTGCCGTTGACTACGACATCTTTCATTTTTGCGGCGTATTCACGATTCTTATAATAACGGGTGAATGCTGCTTTAGCAGAGGAAAGAGAAAGAGGTTTTTGACCTTTCTTTTCGCCGACTACAGACCTGTGACGAATTGCGTCAAACTGAGCTTCAGGAGCACCGTGAACCATAGTCCATTTAAGTTCGCCATCAGCATGGCGGACACCATCGCGGTCGGAGTTGGAATAACCAGCTTCAGCACCGTTTGCCATAACTATGGTAAGTCTTCCCTCACCTAATACAACTGGCTCAGAGACTGCATCTTGAATTGCTTTAGCATCAGCGTCACTTGCTCCTTCACGTTTTGCTTTTCTAAATGCGGCTTCGCCCTTTTTAACTCTTTTGGCATTAAGGCTGGCTTCCATTGCGGGAGTAATTTCAGAAAGATATTGGTTTGGGAAAGGATTAGCACCTCCATCTTGAAGTCCATTAAAGTTCATTTTTGTTTTTGTTATATAATTACTAAATATTATTTTTCCTTAACATAAAAAAATATGCAAATATTCCATATTTTTTAAATAAAACAACAATATTATGTTTTATTTATGTATATTCATTTAAAAAATTGATATAAGAATTAATTCATTGAATTGTACATAAACTATAAATGTCCAAAGCCAAAAAAACAATTGTAGAAAAGGCTAATTCTACATCAGTAAATGTAATGGATATAGAATCATTGGAATCAGACCAATCACAAATTTATCAAAAACTTACACATTTAGAGCATGTATTAAAAAGACCTGCAACATATATTGGCTCGATTGAGAAAAATAGTGAAGAATGTTATATTTTAGATAAATCAGACCCCAATGAAAAAAGAATTATAAAGCGAGTAATTGAAACAATACCTGGTTTAATTAAAATTATCGATGAAATATTAGTAAATGCTATTGACCAATATACTCGTTTATTACTTAAAAAAAATAGCGGAGATAATTCAATATTTACTGTATCTAATATAAAAGTAGATGTGGACGAATCAACTGGGCGTATTACAATATTTAATGATGGAGAGGGTATTCATATTATGCAAACAACCGAGATAGGTATCTATGTGCCTGAGCTAATTTTTGGTCATTTACTAACTGGTAGTAATTATAATGATAATGAGGAAAAAATTGTTGGCGGTCAAAACGGTTATGGCTCTAAACTAACAAATATTTTCTCTAAGGAATTTATTATAGAAACAGTTGATAAGTCAAGAAATTTAAAATATGTTCAAACATTTACAGATAATATGACAAATAAAACGGAACCAAAAATAACTACTTATAGTTCTAAGCCTTATACTAAGATTTCATTTATTCCAGATTATGAAAAATTTGGAATTACTAAATTAAGTCTTGATATGATAGCTCTTATTGAACGTAGAGTATATGATATATCTGCTTGGACAGATAAATCAGTTAACGTATGGTTTAATGGTGAAAAATTAGATTACAAATGTTTTGAAAAATATATTGATTTATATATTGGAGATAAGTCTGTGCATCCAAGAGTTCATATGATATTAAACAACCGTTGGGAGGTTATTGTATCATATAATATAAATTCTAATTTTGAGCAAGTAAGCTTTGTTAATGGAATCAATACATCCAGAGGTGGCAAACATGTCGAATATGTATTGGGCCAAATTCGTGATGGATTAGTTGAATATATTAAAAAGAAGAAGAAAGTTCAAGTAAAACCATCTTCTATTAGAAATGAATTATTCATATTTCTAAAATGCACTATAGTAAATCCTTCATTTGATAGTCAAAGTAAGGAGACTTTGATGACACCAATTTCTAAATTTGGAAGCACTATTACTATTGACGATAAGATGATTGATAAGATAGCTAAAATTGGTATAATGGATAATATAATGAATAGTCTTGAAACGAAAAATAATAAAGATTTACAAAAATCAGATGGTAAAAAACAGACCACTATTCGAGGATTACCTAAATTACGAGATGCAGTTCAAGCAGGCACTGGTAATTCTAAACAATGCACATTGATATTAACTGAAGGAGATTCAGCTAAAGCATCTGTAGTATCTGGTTTAAATCAAGAAATGGTTCAATATTATGGGGTATATCCTCTTCGTGGTAAATTTCTAAATGTTAAAGACCAAGATGCTGAAAAAATTATAAAAAATGAAGAGATTTCAGCAATAAAAAAAATTTTAGGTTTAAAAATGAATGAGGAATATACTGATGAAAAAAATTGGGAATTACGCTATGGAAGTTTAATGATATTATGTGACTCGGACGTAGACGGAAGTCATATTAAGGGACTTTTAATAAACTTCTTTCATAGTTTTTGGCCATCACTTTTAAAATCGGGATTTGTTATTACAATGCTTACCCCAATTGTTAAAGTGTTTAAAGGTAATCTAAAAAGAAGTTTTTATAACTTGGGGGACTATAACAATTGGAAACAATCAACTCCTGATTATCATAGTTGGGAAAATAAATATTATAAAGGATTGGGAACCTCAAGCTCTAGTGAATTTAAAGAATACTTTAAAGACCTTAAGGTTTTAAACTATAAATGGTCAGATACAAGTGACCATTCAATTGATTTAGCTTTCAATAAAAAAAGAGCTGATGACCGTAAAAAATGGCTAGAAGACTATAATATTCAAGATACCTTAGATTATTCAATAACTGATGTTCCATTTGAAAACTTTTTCAATAAAGATTTTAAACACTTCTCCAATTATGACAATATTCGAAGCATTCCTAACGCAATTGACGGTTTAAAACCAGGACAAAGAAAAATTCTGTTTAGTGCATTCAAACGAAATTTAAATAAGGAGATTAAAGTTGCACAATTTTCAGGATATGTTAGTGAACATTCTGGATATCACCATGGTGAAGTATCACTTCAGTCAACAATAGTAAATATGGCTCAAAATTATGTAGGCTCTAATAATTTATCGTTATTTGTGCCAAGTGGTCAATTTGGAACCCGTCTACAAAACGGAAAAGATCACGCTAGTGCCAGGTATATCTTTACATACTTGCACCCAATTACTCGATTTATATTTAGAGAGGAAGATTTACCTATTGTATCATATCAAGATGATGATGGTATGATGATTGAGCCAATATATTATGTGCCTATTATACCAATGATTTTAGTAAATGGTTCTAAAGGTATTGGAAGTGGATATTCTACAAGTATTCCACAACATAATCCAAAAGATATAGTATGCGCTCTAATTAATTTATTAGAAGGAAAATCGCTAAATAACATTAAACCTTGGTTTAATGGATTTAAAGGCTCAATTGAAATGTTTGGTGAAGACCAATATGCAAATAAAGGTAACTATGAAATAATCGATGATAGCACAATATTGATCACCGAAATTCCAATAGGGACAAGTATTGAAAATTACAAAATTTTTCTAGAAGAGCATATAATTGACAAATCAAATGCAAATAAAAAACAATTTATTAAAAGTTATACGGAAAATGGAACTGACAAGATTATAAGTTTTACTGTTAAAATTTCAAAAGATAAAATGGATAATATCAAAGGTAATAATAAAAAGATAGAAGAAATATTTCAATTATCTGATACATCATACACTAATTATAGTAATATGTATTTATACAATAGTGATATTAAAATTTATAAATATATATCTGTTTATGAAATTATTATTGAATTTTATAAAATCCGCTTAGACTATTATAATAAGCGTAAGGAATATTTGCTAAGTATATATAAAAATGAATTAGATATCTTGAGTCAGAAATATAAATTTATTGAAAAAATAATAGATGGAACATTGGAAATGCGCGGTAAAACAAAAATGGAAGTTGAAACACAACTTATTAATATGGGATTTATGAAACTTGCAAATACAGCAAATAAAGAAACTAGTTATGATTATTTAGTGCAGATGCCTATATTCTCAATTACCAAAGAGAAAATGGATGAGCTAAAAGATAAATTAGATAAAAAACAAAAGGAATATGATTCATTATTTGCTAAATCACCCAATAATATTTGGTTAGACGAATTGCGTCAACTAGATGTTCAACTAGATAAATATTATTTAGATTTTAAAGCTGATTTTGAAAACGGTGAGGTTATCAAACCCAAAAAAGCATCAAATAAAGTGGTTAAAAAGAATTAAATTAATTATTAAATGACATCTTATAATTAAATTTATAGAGGTATCTATATCAGTAAAATATACATAAATTGTTTATTTTAAAGATATTTTTTATCAGAATAGTCTGTTATATACAAATATATTCAGATTTAAGCGACGAGTTGTCTAGATTGTGCTGCTTTGATTATCAATTCATCGGTTTTTGCTAAAGCTTTAGCGGTTAGGTCTGTTTTAGTCTGGTCATATTTTTCTTTTCCTTCAGCTAATTTAGCCTCACCCAATACCTTGGCTTCAGCTGCCAATACCTTGGCTTGCTCTAATTTTTCAGCTGCTAATACTTTACCTTGCTCTAATTTTTCAGCTGCTAATACTTTACCTTGCTCTAATTTTTCAGCTGCTAATACTTTTCCTTCAGCTAATTTAGCCTCACCCAAAACTTTAGCTTCCGCTGCTAATACTTTTCCTTCAGCTAATTTAGCCTCACCCAATACCTTAGCTTCAGCTGCTAATACTTTGCCTTGCTCTAATTTTGATTTAACACCTTTTGCTGCTTTGCATCCTAATGAACGCGTTACATTTGAAAAATCACTTGGTTTACCTTTTACACATGAATGTGGGGTGCAATCTACATCAGCATAAGATTTATCAGGACACTCAGTAACACATTTATTATTACTATCTACAAATTCACCTTCTTTGCATTCTGGTGCAACCACTGCTTTCTTGAACAAACTACCTAAACCTAAACCACCGAATAATCTAGCAAAAAATCCACCTTGCTGTTGTTGCTGTTGCTGTTGTTGCTGTTGTTGCTGCTCTTGATGCTGTTGTTGCTGCTCTTGATGCTGTTGTTGCTGCTCTTGATGCTGTTGTTGCTGTTGTTGTTGCTGTTGCTGTTGTTGCTGTTGTTGCTGTTGTTGCTGTTGTTGCTGTTGTTGCTGTCCTCTTTGTTGTCTTTGTTGTCTTTGTTGTCTTTGTTGTCTTTGTTGTCTTTGTTGTCTTTGTTGTCTTTGTTGATGTTGTTCCTGCTCTTGTTGATGTTCTTGTTGATGTTCTTGTTGTTCTTGTTGTTCTTGCTCTTGTTGCTGACCTTGTTGTTGCATTTCACCACCAAACAATTGTTGTTTAGCACTACGTTTTATTTCTCGTTTAGCTTGACGACTGCGTTTTTGTTGTTTTGAGCCGGATCGACGTTGTTGAACTTTAGAACTACGACGACCACCGCCAGCTTTACAATGACGATGATAATATGCCATACACATATCATATGCGAGTTTATTATAACTGTTTGGGTAAACAAGCAATGGATTCATCGGTGTCGGAACAGTATCATCAAATTGGTAATCACCTGTAAATCGGTTAAGATAAGATGTTACAAGATTGCATGTATTTGCATTATACGCATTTATATCCAATATAAATGAATTTTCGTTGTAGTTGCTCATTTGTTTAATTATATAATATATAAATATAATTTGTATTTATTTTCAAATTAAATTAATTAAATGTATAACTTTAATTACATTAATAAAAAATTGAACAAATATACTGTGTTATGATTTAAAAAAATAATGTTTTAATATATTAATATGCAATTATGGATAAAGACATAATAGAATTAATATATAATTTTAAAGATCAGGCGAAAGAAGAGAAATGGGATTTAGCCGAATATAAAAAAAATGTCATTGATAATCTATTACATGTATATAGTAAATCAGATTTTCACCATAATATAATTGACCAGATGATATGTATTGTTATACCAAAATTTAATATAGATAATCGATATGATTTAAAAATAACTAGAAGAATTTACAATAATAATATTGCTGAGTTAAATAGATTATTAAATATACCTAAAGATAGTGCTCAAAAATCAATTGAATGGAAATTAAAAAGACATAATCATATAAATGCAAGTGAAGCAAATACAGTGTTAGGCGGCTCTCGAAAATCATTACTAATATCGAAATCACATCCATTACCGGAATTAAATAGTTCGGGATTAGCAACAGAGCATGGAACTATGTTTGAGCCTATATCAAACGATATACATAGTGATAAAATAAAAAAAAAAATATATGAATTTGAAAGTATTGAACACCCAATACATAAGTTTATAGCAGCAAGTCCCGATGGAATAACAGAAGATGGTGAATTAGTCGAGTATAAAAATCCAAAGTCAAGAAAAATTGTAGGCGTTCCAAAAGATGATTATTGGGTTCAAACCCAATTTCAAATGGAAGTAACTAATTTAAATCGATGTCATTTCGTAGAATGTAGTTATACTCATTATCTATGCGTTGAAGATTTTCTTACATCAACCGATGAATATAAAGGGGCAATCTTAGTATATTATGATTTATGCCAAAAAAAACACATAATCTATAGTCCATTAAATATAACATCAGATGAATATAATTCTTGGTATAAAAATGAGAGTGACATAATTAATAATATATCAATTGATATACATATTGAATGTACCTGGTGGGGATTAAATAAATATAGTTGTTTTATAGTCTATCGTGATAAAAAATGGTTTAAAGACACATTACCTATATTTAGACAATTTTGGGATGAAGTATTGCAATGTAGAGCTAACCCTAATTTAATTCCTATACATATTAAAAGAGAACGGTCAAATATATTACCTAAGATAGATACTAATTGTAAAATAGATTATGACGATTATATATAAATATATATATATATATATTTTTTATATTTAAAACTCCTTTTATAAATCATAAAGTAGTTTTAAATATAATAATACTAAGACCAGTATATAATTTTTTGTTTATCTGTATGTATTTGGTGAGAACTAATTAATGTATATGTAATATATTTTTCACCATTAGAATATTTTTCCTTACTTATTAAACTATAATTTAATGATTTTAAAAATTGTCGTAAAATAGTAACAACTTTTTGAGCATCAATATTTTCTAAATATATTTTACTTTTACACGGAAAATAATATGCATTAAGCTCATCTTTTAATTCAAGTATTTTATCAATTGTTCCCCATTTTTCAAAATCTTTTTTACGAAAACTATATTCTTCTTTAAAAGTATCAATACCTATTGTTTTTAATAATTTATTAAGAATTTCTAAATTAGGGCTTTCTTTGAATACTTGTGCCATATTTAAATTCAAATAGGGTGTATATTATAATATGTATATAATTATATTTTTAGATGTGGTTATTTATATACGAATTTACTCTATCATATAGTTGTGTCTCGACTCTTGGTAATACTGCATAACATTCATGAAAAAACCTTTTAAATAGTGTTAATAATTTAAAATCACTTGGCATTAGGTATGCAAATTCAGGTTTAATATATAAGTCACGATATTCTTTTGGAATAACTTTTACACTTTTTTTAGGTATAACCACTATTAATTGGTATAAATTTAATGCTTTTAAATTATTAAAATATTTTTTCTCTACTAAATTATTCATATATTGGGTATTTTTACGCATTTGCTCGATACTTTGGTATAGACTATATAAATTAGGAGCTACAGGGAATCTATAATGCCAAAACCAATTTTTACACCCATTACTATAATATGCTAAAATCCATTCCAAACCTTCCAAATAATTGATAACAACATTATTTAATATTTCAGGTTCATTATCACCTAACCAATATTTATTAAATCGCTCAACCCAACCTTTATTTCCCAGTTGAATAGTGTCTTTTTCTTTAATATAATATGGATAAAAACCTATTAATGCCTTTTTTCTGTCATATTCTGTTAATTTAGGATTTAAATACGGTTTCCATCTAGCAATATCTACGGATTGGTCATATAATAGTTTATTTTCATTTTTATATAAACCATATATAATAAAACTTAGAAATTCCAAATCAATACCATTATCTGATAGTAAAAAGCGCTTGAATCGTTTTAAACCGTTTTTATATATATCTCGCATATATTCAAATCCATCTTTTTGTATTTTAAGTATAAATAGATTTGGAATAAAATCATTACCCAATAGAAATGTCAAAAATATATAATCTTGAAAAGCATTATCCGAATGTTCATATTCTGAAATTCCAAAATCAATCATAATCTCCTTTCGCAATTCAATAACATCCATGAATAGATATTCTATTTTTTCATCAACTTTAAAAGGATAATAGCATGATTCTCTAAATAAATATGTATTTGGATAACCCTTTAACATTGTTAATATTATTAGGTCTGCATCTAGTCCATATATTACTTTATTTTTATCTTTATGTGTATCTTTATTAGTATTCATATGCTCTAAAAGTTTATGTTCACCTTCTCCAGCATTATTACTATCGTCTATAATTAATTCTATATTAGGAAATATCTCTTTTAATCGAATAGCATAAAATTCTAATGCTGAATTAAGACGCTGCATAAACTTAGTTCCAGGTGTAATTGCATTAGTATCCCATATTATTTTATCTATTGTTTTATTATATTCTTTATTTAAATTTTGAAGTAATTCAGTCTCTTTAACACTTTTATATCTTCGCTGTCTTTGTTGAACCATTTTTGCCATAGGAGCAACCCCATCAATTGCAATATAAATAGTATCAATTCTTTCAAAACCTATACTATTTATTTTGTTATTAAGAATTTCTATAACTTTTTCAATTAAATGGTATTCAATCACTATTTTTTTTGAAATATTTGTATATGTTAATGATGCCTTTGCATCATATATTATACCATTAAAATCAAAATATAATGTTATTCGGTTATTATTAAGACATTCTAATACACAATTATTATAATTTGTTGTAATATATCTGAAAAAGTATGGCACTCCCATTTTATAAATATAATCTTTTAGGAATATAATATCTTTATATTCAAATTTATCTTTAAATAAACATAATAATCAAAAATATATTGTATAAAATAAGTGTATTATTTTATACATTGTTTTAGTCATTATTTTTAGATATTATCATGTATCTTTTTATAGTAAAAAATATATTTATAAAAAATTGAATGATATAAAACTTTATATTCACGAGAATAAATAAAAAATGAGTGGAAATAAGAGATTACTCAAAGAGTTAGCAGACCATAAAGCAAATCCAGACCCATGCATTAATATTGAAATATTAGGATATATTACGCATCTTAAATGCACAATTACCCCTAATGATGATTCTATTTATTATTTTGAAGTGGATGGAATTAAATCATCGTATACATTAGACATAGTTATAAGTAATGAGTATCCATTTATAGAGCCCAAAGTGAGATTTAGTCCTACAATATTTCATCCAAATGTATATTCAGTAACTGGAGATATATGTTTAGATTTATTGAAAGATGCTTGGACCCCAGCCCTTACCATAGTTTCACTATGTTTATCTATTTTAAGTTTAATGAACTCACCTAATACGAGTGACCCTGTAAATGCAGTAGCTGCAACTCTATATGATACTGATAAAGAGCAATATAAACAAGAGATAGTTAAATGGTATAAGTCAAGAAAATAAACACTAATTTAAGTGTAATTCGAGCTTTAAATATATTCGTTAGTATATATAACTTTATATAATGTCTATAACAATATTTAATGAAAATTGTGTTGAATATCCAACATATCTATTAATTTTGAACAATAGTAAATTAGATAAGATTACAAACAGATTATCCTATTTTTTAAAAAGACGAATGTTAATTCAAAATAGTATATATTTAATGTTAGATAATTATGATTATACAAATAGAAATGTTGTATTTTATAATAATAGTATTAAATACAAAACTATATATAAAAAATTTAAAATTAACGATTTATATTTATACATTCCAATTGTAGAATATGCTAAATTTTATTTAAATTATAAGATTAAATTGTGCACGCGTATTGTCGAAACACTAGGCGTTCATACACTTAAATATGATTATAATGAATTTACGCAATCACAATTAAATATTACACAGAATATTACTGCTAAAAATGTAGAATTAGATATACAAATTAAAAATGAGTCTAATAAAACCGATAATAATAATGAAGGAAAAGACTACGAAAAAGGATTATGTAGTTATTTATTCTATTCAATAGAAAATTATGAAAAAAAAATATTAGATGTATACCATGCTTTTTTAGACAAAGATGATTTTATACATGATTTTGAATTGCGTAATTTGATACATTCGCGATTAATCGGTAATTTGTTTGATTATGAGGTAAAATACGAGACAAATTTTATAGACAGTAAAGAAGTAGAGTTCGCATTAGGATTTGCTTCACAGAAAAATATTGGTATAAACCTTAAAAAAATGATAAATAAAAAACTAAATGTAAATGTTAAAATTACATTTTATAAATATGAAGAGTTAATAAATAGTGAAAATATGCAAATGGATGACAGATGTTTACAATTAATAAAGAAAAATAATTCATTACATCTATTAACGAATTATATTGAAAAACATATAGAAAATAATAGTAGTTTTGATGTCTACTATTTTATGAAAATAGCAAAACCAGAATATTTATCAAAATTAATTAATGATGTGAATACTAAAGATGACCTTAAAGATAATGGCTCTTTTTTTACTAGTTTAAAGAGCACTTTATATCCATCATTATTATCATTTGATGATTTAGGATTATCAAAACTACAAGATATTTATATTATGAAATTGCGTAAAAATATAGATATTGAAACGGAAAATAATAATTTAATATGCTATAATATTCGTTGTAATAAAGAATTTTGCTCATGCAGGCGTTATAAAACTATAAAATCAATATATTGTTATATTATTCGGGCATATAATCATGCAAATCGAGAAAATATTATAACGTATGGTTTAACGAATACAAAACTGTTTTCAATGTCAATACATTATATTATTATGAATTTAAAACATTTTACAACCTATGAAATGTTTATAACATATGTTAGTAAAATAATAAATGATTCACGAAATAATAAAGAAACAACAACGAGTGAAGATAAACCTATAATTGATGTACAAACTCTAGATATAGCACATAATGATAAATCTTCGATTGAAAATAGTGATAGTGATGATACTAATGATACTACGGAAGATAATAATGCGTCTCATGATAATACAGTAGATGGTAATAGTGTAGATGGAACTAATCATGACAATCATGCCAATAATATAGTCATTAAAGATAAAAAGAGAGCAATTGAATTATCATCATTCAGTTAAGCCTTAAAGAGTTTTGACACCTCGTAATTACACCGTAGATATAATTTAATGCTTGACGATATTCATAGGGATAAATCAATGTTAGTTCACCCTCATCCAGGATGAGAACGAAAGCGCGGAAGTAAAATATCAAATAATAAAAGGGTTAAACTGATTAAAAGGTATAAACAACAAAAATAAAAAAAGTAATTGGACATGTTAATCAGACACTTATTTTTCAATATATTGAAAAACTATATAATATTATTTATTTATTAAAATATCATAAATTTTTTTATTTACTATAAATATAATGAATATTAAAAAACGATATAATAAGACATCAAGAGGAGCAAAATTAAATGGAAATGGTAAAAGAAAAATTAGTAAAGTCAGGAAAATACAGTCTGGTGGTATAATCATTGACTTAGATGAGTTGGAGGAATATTCCCTAAAATATAGGGATAAATTAGATAATGATTTAAAGAATGAACAATTAAAGAACCCATTGCAAAGTGAGCATGCCAAAGAATTGGTGGGTCAATATAGTGAGTTAATTGGTGAAATATGGGATGCTCAACAAGTTTGCGAACAATCATATGAAAAAATTTTAACGCGTTTTCGACAATTATATTATGAAATACAAGATATAGAAATTAAACCTACACCGGAAGAATTAGAAAAAGAAATGAGATTAGGGCGGAGTAGATTAAGTCAAGAGAGAGAAGAAATTCCCCCCGACCAAATGCGCCTCGTATTTGCAGGCAAGGACCTGTTATTACCTGGACAAACTGCTGCTAATACTATAACATTAGACAGAAAATAGCTAATGCAATGAGTATCAATGAATTTTAGAACAAAATATTTCTTCAGGTGGTAATCGTATAAAATATACAAAAAATATGTAAATCTATAATAATATATTTTTTCTATATTTGATATTAACCCATCATACAACAACTTAAATGCAATGCGTTTATTTAGCATTAATTAAAAATGCGTAAACCTTCTTATTTTATCTTAATATATAATTAATTCAAAAAGTTTTATATATATAAAATTAACTAATGCCAAGAATATATTGCAATGGCGTCTTTGATTTATGTCATATTGGACACATAAAACAATTTGAACAAGCATCAAAATATGGACAAGTTGTTGTTGGCGTTCATTCAGATGCAGATGTTGTAACTTATAAAAGATATCCGATTCAAACCACAATTGAAAGAGTTGAAACTGTAAAACTTATGAAATGGGTTGATGAGGTAATTGCAAATGCTCCACTAGTTACGACTCTCCAATTTATGCAAGCAAATAATTTGGATTTTATATTTATTTCACCGGAGTATGATAGTCCATTAGATCTTTATTATGCGGAAGCAAGAGCTATAGATAAAGTTATAATTGGAACTAGATATCCTGCGATGTCAACATCCGAAATTATCTCACGTATTAAATCAAGTTCTAATTTGTAATTATAAAGGAATATTAAAAAAACATAAAATAAATTCATGTAGTTAAATTGTGTAAATAATAAATTTTATATTATACTATTTCTAGTATATTATAATAATTATGAAATTGTCAAATTTAGAAAATCTAAATTTTTTAATTGCTGTAGGCAAGACCACCCATACCACTCATGATACGAAGAACGTTGTAGTTAGTGGCATAAACACGAACACTGCAAGAGCGAGAGACACCACCAGAGCGAACAGCGCGTTGAGTAAGGGTAAGTTGAAGAGTAGCGTTGTCGATACGAGACATGTTGCAAGTGCCGGAAGGTTGGTGCTCTTCGGGTTTAAGACCGAATGAGTAAACATTGATACCGGTAGCGGGGCAGTTGCTGTGGTGTTGGTAAGGTTGAACAAGGTTAAAGTAGCGGCCATCACGTTCAGAGAATCTGTCGTGTCCGTTAAGTTGAAGCTTGCAAGAGGCAACGGGGTTGTCACCACGGTCAAGAACAGAGCCAGTATCAGCAAGACCAGTAAAGGTATTGACAGCTTGAGCCAAGTTATAACTGTTAGTATTTTGAACAGCACTGAATCCTTGTTGAATAGTTTGAGTAAGACCGGAAACACCGGTAATGCTGTTAACTTGAACACTGGTAGCAAGACCGCCGTTATCAGAGCCGGTTAATCCTTCACCTAGAGGGCTTCCTGGGGTGCCAGAAAGAGCGGAGGAGTCAAGGGCATCAGTGTAGTTAAACCATTGAAGACCACCAACAGCTTTAGTTGTAGCGTTGTTGGAGACATGGGCATCAGGTTGAACAACCCAGACAAGTTCCTTGACGGGGTGGTTAAAGTTCAATTTGATTTTGTTGGCAGTAGAGGAGACGGATTCATCACCAGTGAATTGTAATTGTTCGATGAGGTATTCGTGAGAAACTTGGGCAAAACGTCTGCGCTCGTCAGTGTCAAGGTAGACATAATCAACATAGAGAGAAGCAGCAGAAAGAGATGGAACAACAACATTGCCATCACTCCAAGTGCAACTAGCAGCATCACGGAATTCGATGTTAATCTTGACTTCGTGGTATTGAAGAGCAATAAGAGGAAGGGCAAGACCGGGGTTTCTGCAGAACCAGAACTCAAGAGGGATATAGAGAGTAACAGCGGGCATGGTTGCGCTAGTATCAGCAGAACCGAAGGCAAAGTCTTCACTGTTGCCGGAAGAGTTGAGAGTAGCAGTGCCGTTAATGGGTTGAACAAGACGGGGGACATTTCCAACCATGGAAGCATAACCAGCGGCGTGACCGGCGGTTTGAGTAAGCTCATTCCAGATGTGAAGCCAGTCACCATAGTGACGGTCAATGCGTTGACCACCGATTTCAACTTCAACCATCTTGACCATAACGTGACCAACCCAGTTGAGCCAACGAAATCTTTGACCAGATGCACAAGATACACTGGGAAGAGTAACTTGAAGGTAAACACGAGAGATAAGATCACCATTGCGAGAGATTGTGCAGGTAACTTTACGACCCCAATCAGCAGCACCATTAAAAGTTTGTTCTATAGATTCCATAGAAAAGTTAGTGTGTCTACGGTACATGACTTTCCAAAAAGTTATTTGAGGATTTCCAGTAAGATAGATGTCCTGAGCACCATATGCGACAAGTTGCATTAAACCACCACCCATTTTTGTTTTATATAATATAGTCAAGAAAAAAATTTATGCAAAACGCAATTAATATTAAATTTTATTTAAAATTTCATGTATATCAATGTCGTTTACAAGAGCGCGACTTTTTTTAAATTCGAAAACACTGTCAGATATGTGCTTGAATTTCCAACCTTCTTTTATCATACTATATATAAAAGAAATTTTAATTAAATCTAATATTAATTTTTGATGTGACCTCTTCACTATATTTTGCATTACGATAGACCAATTATATTCTCTTATCAAAAATCAATTATATCATTTTAACGAAAATGATTAAATTGAAAATTATTGCGTATAAATTCAAAATTCTATTAAAAATAGATAAAATAATTATATTTAAAAAGAAATACGATAATATTGAATATATATAAACTATAGTAATATCATAAAATGTTACTATTTAAGGACAAAACTAATAATAAGAAAAATGCAAACAATTCACATGTAAATATTGATAATAAACATCAAGAACTTATACGAAAATTTAATGAAAATAAAACACGTAAAGTAGAATTACATAAAGAACAACATGATATTCAAAATCAATTAAAAAAATTGGAAGCGATACCTAATCAAAATATATCAGATGAACAATTAAATCAAAAATTCGATTTAAAGGAACGGGTCATTGATATAGAAAGAGAACTTTCAAGTATGTCCACAATAGAGGACCCACAATTATACTTTTTAAATACAGGACATATTTTGTTTCAATATTATAATATGTGCAATGAACCCGTGTCAATTCAAGATGTTGATAAGCCAGCATTTATTTCAGATAAAAGTCCATTATCTAAATCTATTTTAGATTTCTTTAAGAGTGATGATGATAATATATTAAATGAAAAAATGCCATTTTTTAATCAAAATCCAAAATTGATAAATCAAAAAACAAGAAAAATATTAACAAAAACAGAAATGATGGACAAATATATGAATTATGTTGATACACGGTTTATTTCGGATAAAAATAAGGAAGATGACATTGAAATATGTCGTAAATGTAATGCGCAAAAATATTTCATAAACGCTGAAGGCGTTATGATATGTCAAAAATGTGGAGCACAAGAATATGTTCTTATTGATTGTGATAAACCAAGTTATAAAGAACCTCCCAAAGAAATTGCATATTTTGCATATAAACGGATTAACCACTTTAATCGCTGGAGTGGAACAGTAGGAGTATATTGTCTAATGGTTTGGACAATAATAAAATCTTGGGAAACCATCATTTATCTAAATATGACCAGATTTAGAATAAATGCCATAACCTGCTAGTGAGATATTACTGTCTTGCAACACTATCAAATTGCTGGGACTTCCTTATAGCCTATTTTACAATAATATTTCTAGTGATAGAATATTAAATGTCAAAATAAATAGGATTGGATAATCAGCAGCCAACAACTTATTACTACTATTATGGTAGAATAAGTCAGGGGTTCACAGACTAAACGGTAGTGGGTGTTGTATATATAATACATACTATACAATGCTTAAGATATAGTCGACTATATGTAGAAATGCATATAATATACGCAACGAATGGGTCAGTCAATTTCAGGGTAAAGAGTCAACTGATATACCGAAGGATGTATATGATAAAATACTTGATGAAATTAAGAAAGAGCGTATTACTAATTTAACTGTTATTGATCCGAGTAAAATACGTGAAATATTACGAAAATTAAATCTTAATAAATATTATGAGCATATACCTCATATAATTAATCATATCAATGGTATACCTGCACCGCATATTACAAAAAATCAAGAGGAAACTTTACGAGTAATGTTTAAAGAAATACAGATACCTTTTATTAAATATTGTCCAACTGAACGACAAAATTTTTTGTCGTATGGGTATGTGTTACATAAGTTTTGTCAATTGTTAGAGCTTGACCACTTACTTCCATGTTTTCCGTTATTAAAATCTAGAGAAAAATTACAACAACAAGATATAATTTGGGAAAAAATATGTATCGACCTTGGTTGGGAATTTTATAGATCAATATAAACATGCTATAACAGATTTACTAAAACTAAATATTTATAATACATTAATAATTAGTTTTACATCTTTTAATCATTTAAATTATAATAGATGTGTTAAAATTAATACTATCATTTTCATCGGGATAACCAATTGGATTACACAAAAATGGTATTTCATTTATTTTAACATTAGAAGGTGTATGAGTATGGCCATAAATCCAACATTTTATTTTATGTTCTTTATTTTTAATAAGTGTATCCATATCAGAATAAAACCATTGATTATAGGGTTGCCGTTGGTCTGTTTTATATTTATCATCTATTAATGAATATGAAGGAACATGATGTGTTATAACTATACAATTATCATTGTTTTGTAAAGTATTTTCCAAAAAATCAATACATGCTGCATTTAAACAATTATATTGTGCACAATTAAAATGAGGTATTTGATATATATCATTTATTTCATATGCTGGATTTGTAATTTTGGACCATAATATAGTTCCAATAAAACACAAATTTTCATAAATTTCATAATTATTATTTAAAAAACTAATATTATTATATTTTTGAAAATATAGAGTCATAAAATCATTTGTTTGGTGTATCCTTTTTTTTTTGTTATAATATTCATGATTACCTGGAATAACAAATGTTTTTTTGAAATTTTTACTTATAAATTGCATAAAAATATGATAATTTCTTTCATATGGGTTACCAATATCTCCAGCTAATATACATATTTCATCAATACCCGGTGTTATTTTACTAATAAATTCATGTATTTTATCAGGTTTAATAAATTCTAAATGTAAATCAGAAAAATACCTAATATGGTGGTTTATCATATTAAATAAAAAGATAAAGTTTATATATATTTATTAGATGTATAAATATCAAATTTTTTATAGACTTAATAAATATTTTATTCTATCAAGATAGATTACGGGGATGGAGGATACAACTGAACATCACCTATAATGTTATTACGAGCGATTACTGAATTTTTTGAGCCATCAAGATTTAAATTAATAATTAATGAATTTGACCTTCCTTCTAGTGAATTATTATAAGTAGGAGCCCCATTCATTCGAGATATTCCTGTGTCTATTCTATAAATATGACCATCACATGTGGATGTAGGTAAAGTTATACATTGGTCTACAGTACCATCAGGATTTGTCCTATTCCACTGTAATCTAGTGCGAGGTATTGTGCTATCATTTGCGGATTTTTGGTCAAGACATGTTGCCTGCATCGTATGTCCGATCACTAAATTATAGTTTGGATTTCCAAATTTTTGGGTAAACAAATCAATTGTGCTTGTGCATACTCTATTATTGCGGATTGGACATGACTTTGGTGTATATCTCGGGTCACCTTGATTACGAAACCAAGTGATAGAGTTTTCATTTGCGTCAGAAATATATCGTCTTAAACGCACCATATCAAGGCCCGGGGTCCCTAAAAGAAATTGTCTAAACATTGTATTAATATCATCTAACTCGTGTATGTTATTAATATCGCTTAATGTATTTGCATGTAAACCACCATGACAAAAAATAAAATCACCAACAACTACAATTACTTTTAATATGCAGGCAAGTTTTGTTGCTAATTCACCAGTTCCAACTGTAAGTAAATGTCTTCTCATTGGATAGTCTGGACCGCCAAATAAAACAGTATCCATAGGATGTATATATCCATTTTCTATTGCGTGATGATAATTATCTTCTAAATATTCCATTACATTTGATACTTCATGATTTCCACAGCATAATAACACTCTGCTTTTACCAAATGACCCACTTTGAGCTTGTACGTTTAAATCTGCTAAAAACTTTAAAATAATTATTTCATCACCATCTTCACCAAACGGTTCATTAAACACTACGGGTTTGGGCTGGCTTATTGTTATAGGCATGCCTGCTCTATTAATTATATCATATGGAACATAATTCGCTAATCCAGTATCAACATTATCAGGCCTTATACCAACTGATGATAACATATTTAAATTTCTCCCTTTATCGAAAATATCTCCTGTTTGAACAAGAAATGTGTCTATTGCTTGCCATTGTCCATTGATATTAATAACCTCTGCATGTAATAAGATAGAAAAAAGAGCTTCCAAATCACCATGTATATCACCGATAGCGACAATTCTAGTTGGTAAGTCGTTGGGCTCTGTAAAAATTGCTCTATTATCAAAACAAGGAATGCTGCCGACATAACCGTCTAAATTATCTGGACTTAATTGATTTTCTGCACGAAATCGCAACATTATATGTATATATTGATTATTTATTTTAATAAATAGATGAAATGTAAAAAATATTTCTATAATTCCAATGATTTTTAGTTATAATGCATATATATAAATATTTAATTATATGTTGTATTTAATAATTATTTATTCACAATTTGAAGGACTAAAAAATGTTTGAATATTAAATTGGCGAGTTTTTAATTCTTCTTTTGATTTTTTTATTACTTTTTTAATGGGACCTGGTTGATTTGGATGATCTTTATTTATTGTAAAATCGATGGTGTTGATATTTGATTTACTACTATCTATAACATCTTGTTTATTCCTTTCAATTATTTCTTTTTCTAAATCTTCATAATACCGAATAACTTTAGGATGACATCGTATTCTATTTGGGTCAAAATTTAAAATACATAATCCAGCAAGACTTCTAACACGACTTAATGCGACATATACTTGACCATAGCCACCATTTCCTACAAATATGTTATTTCCTATATCGATAATTGCTAATTCGATTGTCATTCCTTGTGAGCGATGTATAGTGCAACCATATCCTAATATAAGAGGTATCCCTACTGCTTTTACAAGCATACCGTTTTCTTCGATATCCCAGGTGTATGGATTAATAACTCGAACTTTCCCATTTAAAAAGGTAACTATAGGAAATCCCTTTTCATCAAAATCAGTAATTATGCCTTTACTTCCATTTACTAATCCATCATCAATGCATAAATTTACAACAAGAATAACTTGCAAATCTTTACATAATTCAATATTTTTAGGAATAGGTGTTTGCGAAAGAACCTTTTGCTCTAAAATTTCCACATTATATATCCTCTCATCAGAATTACCCATAGGTTCTACATTAATATTCAGTGAAAACATATGTGTCTGATGTTTTTGTTTAAGATTTTCTAAAAATGAATTATTTACACAGTTTGCTTTATCTCTCGTTGGATATAATTGAGTTGGTAAAATACCGTTTTTATTATCAAGTGCTTTTTTAAATCTCGACATTAAAACACTACTTGTCTCTTGGTCCGATACACCTAATCTTATTTTCTGCAATGTTTCTATAAATTCTAAATCAGATTGTCTATGTATCTGTTTAAAATATACTGTATAAATATTTGCATCTTTCCATTCAGGTGTTTCAAAGCAGTAGTCCATAGTATGTAAAAGATGTTGCTCTAATATAGGTGATAGTTGACAGAAATCTCCACTAAATATCATTTGTATACCTCCAAATGGCAATGTATTTTTTCGTATAAATTGCGCTAATTTATTTAATAAACGTAAAGTTCTGGGAGTCATCATCGATATTTCATCTATAATAAGTGTTTTAAGTTCCTTCCATCTATTCTTAATATATTTTCTTTTCGATATTGTTTCTATAATTCGGTTTTCATCTGATTTACTAACACCTATACCTGAAAATGAATGTATTGTTGTGCCACCAATAAGAAGGGCGCTTGACCCGGTAAGGCTTGTAATACCTAAAAATCGTTTACAATCTTCTCTATATTTATTTTTAATATAAGCAATATAATGTTCTAATACATATGATTTTCCAGTTCCGCCACCCCCTGTTAAAAATACATTTTGACCTTGTTTCATACGAGATATTGCATCTTTTTGGTCATTATCTAGATTTTCCATTATTTTTATTATTTCAGATTATCTTTAAAATTTTATAACTAAATGTTTTAAAGATAAAAACAAATCAATTTTTTATGATAATATTATTTATTAATTATTAATTGTAATATCAACAAGTCTATTTGAATCATAAGTAAATATTGCAAAAGATATTAGACATTGATTAAAATATAAAAGCAAATACTTATTAAAAAGTATAATGACAAATAATAAATTAAATTCTAAATTAAAAGACATTGTATTAAATTATGACGATTATAGTTATGTCCGAATATTGGATAAAAAAACGAATAAACAAATTGAAATTATTGAGCGATTAAATCTTAAAAATATATATATATATTTTTTTGAAAAATCTGATTATGAAACTATTATATTTTATAATAAATCAAATAAGGTATATCGTATAATTGTGCGATTTGATAAATCAAGTAACGATTTCTATATGATAAACGACTTTTTAGACTTAAAAATGAAAGAATATTTTAACATTGATAATATAATAGTGTATAATAAATTAGCACACATTGAAATCAGCGCATACGATATTAATTATTTTGATTTTATTAAAAAAATAGATGCATAACTATAGCTTTGTATAGAAATTTTCATTAGTGCACTTTGATGGAGGTTTGATGTTTCTATCTTTTAGCCACACATTTTCATCTTCAAAAAGACTACTAAACTGTTTTATTAAATTAGGAGTGCTTAATTGCTCATCATAAAATGTTCTAGGTATAAACCTATATTCTATTATTGGATTAGGATGTTTTGAATACTCTCTATAGTATCCCATTACTATCATTATAATACCAAATAGAAGTAATAATAGAACGATAGATTTCATATATTATTTTAAAACATTAAATTTATTTACATTTTATGATTCATAGTTTATATTTTCAATATAAGTGTTTCAGTATTTTTATTTATTTTTAATAAATTTTCCTTAACTTTTGATTTTAATTTACCGAAATATGAATCTCCACCAAATGAATTTAAAACTTTATTTTCTAATTGACAAAGGAAAAAATGTTCATAACTTGATGTATTTATGTATATAAGTATTAACACTAGAAATGGAATAAAATATATCATACGAAGATCATTTTTAAAATCGAAAGAAATTAATAAAAATAATAGAATAATAAGGATATTCTTAATCATTAAATATATATATATTTTATATATTTAATAATTGATTTGCAGACTTCTAAATTAGATATATGGGTTTATGCTTATTTATCAAAAAAACTCTCATTGATGGTAATAAAACATCTCAAATAATATATTGTAAAGCATTCTAGTATACTAAATAATTCAATTATAATCATAACCTATAATTGAATACGGATAAGTCTTTAAATATTGAAACTAGGGTCATAGTTGAATTACACCCCAGTTTCAATTTCTAAAAATGTGCCATATACTCTAGTTATGTGCATATACCTTGTAAGATAATGCAAAAAATCAGTTTTTTCAAACCTATTAGACAACTCAGTCATAACACTATATTGTCGTCCAACACTAGAGGACAAACATACTAATCTAAAAATAGATTTAATACATTCATAATTATATATAACATTATTTTTTTAAGTATTAATAAAAATAATGTTATTTAGTAATTAAATATATATATTTAAAAATAATAATATAGTTATATTTAATAAATGTTAAATTATTATTACATAATTAGTTTTATAGGGTTATGGCGCTTGTTATTTTTAGGATTGTGTAGATTAATAAATGATAACCTTAGTAAAAATATTGTTCATTTTATTCATGCTTTAATATTTGTGCTTTATTACAATACAAATTATAATAAATCTTATCTAATTGATTTAAGCACTAGTTTTTACATATATGACCTATTTTATATTATTTCACAGATTATACAATTAAAATCTAGAATATACCCACAAGGTCCATTTGTGTTGCATCATATTATAGCGATATATGGATTGCATATGTCTTCCTTAGATATTTTATCTGAATTTGTTTTAAAAATATATTATATTTTAGAAAATTCCAATTTTATGTTATATATTGCATATCATGTAAATAAGACATGCAAAAAGGATACATATTTTGTTAAATTCATAGAGTTAGTCCAATATTTATGGTACACTTATTTTAGAGTTGTGTATTTTACATCATTTATACTTAGCAATATACCGACAATATGCGCTCATGAAAATATAGTATCACATATTGTTTTAACAATATTATATTCAATGGGTTTATTTTGGAGTTATAAACTATTTATTAAAAATATAGAAAATTTATCAATAAATATAAAAGAAATAAAGCCTAAGGTTGAATAGAATAATATTTAGATAAATTATTTTATCAAAATATTGTTTTTATAAAATTATTAATTTATAACATTGTTGCCCCAGCCATTCCTCCTAATTGAGGAAATCCTACCATGTTAGCACCTAAGCCAAAACCAGCACCTTGACGAGCAGCATAACTTATTGATGGAGAAAACATATCTAAAATTGCAAAAACAGCGGCGGCAGTTAAAGCGATTAATAATATTTCTTCAACATTTAAACGGTTTTTGCCAATTAGATAACAGGCAATTGCAGTGGCTCCACCTTCAACTAAATATTTAGTTGTCCTTTTTACCATTTCTTGAATATCGGTTGCTGGACTTTCAAGTGATGACATTTTAATTCTTTATATTTCAAAAAGAGAAAAAAAATATAGAAATTATATTATTAAATAGTAATTATTACTTAAAGAATGCAACCATTTATATTAAATATATAATGGGTGATTCAGTAGAAGATTTTTTGGAAGTTGATAGTGCAGTTCCAGGTCAAGCATATGGGGTGTTTTCATTTTTAAGTCCAGAAAATGTTCTTAAAAAAAAAGAAGTATATATGATGTCTGAATTCCTTAAATCCATTTGTGATAATAGTGAATTTTTAAAAAATAACGTAACTGGTGATGATAAACTAAAACTGAACTATAATACAACAAAGGAGTTGTATGATGACTTTATCTTTAAAAGAGAAGAAGAGCTCGAGAATAAATTTCATGAAATGGAAGATTTTAGAACCACTGTGCGAGGATTTAAAGCTAGAGGTAATTATGCAACTCAGCGTGAAGCTGAAGTTAGAGCAAAAGTATTACAGAGATTATATAAAAATGATAATATTTTTGTTGGACCTATTGGATATTGGTGTCCCTGGGACCCAAATCCAGAGCGAATTGAAAATCAAGAGTATTTAGAACCAGAATTAAACACACTTATGCAAAAATACAAAGATAATAGCACAAAACGAGATATGTTTTATCAACAACAGAAAGATGACCAAATTAGAGCAAAATCAGAAGAGAGAATAAATAGAGAAAAAGAAATTAAAGATTTAAAAGAAACTGATAATTCTCAAAATATTGGGAATACTATGAATACGCTAGAAGATAAAGATCCTTGGATGAAACAAAAAGAAAGTGATAATAAGTAATAAATATATATATGTATACTATTTTTGAATAAAATGTAAGTTTAAAGTAAATAATATATATTATAATTATTAATTATAATATATATACTATATTACTATGGATAAAATAAATGATTTGGTTAAACAAATAAAAACAATACAAAATATGCAATATTTATTAAAATATAGTAAAGAATCAATTAAATTTGTTAAAGGACTACGAATAGAAGTTTATAATAAAATGGATAATGGTTATTCATACACACTTAGTAAAAATATTGGTGAAATAGACAATCCCGATTTTGCACCTTATTTTACCCCAGGAGAAATGCTTGAGATGGGTGTATTTGAAGGAAAATACTTAAATGATTGTATTCTTGAATTTCCAAGAGAATGGTATGAAGATGCAATCAAATCAGGGTCACTTAGTCCAGAAATGGCTGATATCAAATGTAACTGTTTCTCTATAAAAAGTCGTATGTCTAGGGGAGAATGGTTAAATAAAGGTTGGATACCTCAAATTCCAGGAGACCCTGATAATAGAGGTTGGTTTCAATGGTATTGTAGATATTATATAGGTAGAAGAATACCAGAATTAGATAATATTCAAATTAAACGATGGAAAGCATTTAAAAGGCATTATGGCCAAGTTCGTAAAAATTGTAATGATATAAATTGTCGTCCGAAACAAAGACAAGCATTACTTCAATGGGCATATGATGCATTTGTTACAAATAATATAGAATGAATTTATAATTATTTCTGAAATAACAAAAAATAGAAAATGGATATAATTGTTTCTATTTTTTTATTTTTTATTTTCCAAAATTTGTTTTATTACCATTAAAAGCACTTATATTAATAGAAAGTTTTGAAGAAGGAGTTTCTGCACATGAAAAATCAAGTTGTGAAGATGCAATTTTAACAGGAGGATTAGGCAAACGGATCAAAGTCATTTTATATATTATATTAACATTATATTTGTTTAAATAATAATAAATATAAATAAAAATATTAATATTATTGTTTATATTTATTATTTAAATATATTACAATTGATCCGATTTATTGTATACATTTAATACGCGTGCACTAGGGTCTTTTGTATCACCTGACCATTTGGGTAACCAATAATAAGGAATCGTGCTGCCACGACCTGGATAATACTCTTCAAATACCTTACGGTAATAATAACTTTCTTTTAGAAACGGAGGATTAACATCAAAACTATTTTTTTGTTCTTCAAATTCGGTATCTGTCACAATTTCATTTATATGTTCTTGAATTATTTGATACCACGATTTTTCAGTGCTACTAACGCCATCACTAAATGCTTCCTTTTTGCGCCAGAGAATTTCATCAGGCAAAAGACCTGTCCCATCAAACGCCTTTCTAATAAACCATTTTTCCATACCATCCTTTGGAACTTTCCATTCAACTGGAACTCTCATATATTCTGTTAAAAATTCTTTATCTAAAAAAGGAACACGCACCTCTAATCCATTACCAGCTGTAGCTTTATCACATCGTAAACAATCAAAATAGCATAAATCTTGTAAAAGTCGCACACATTCATCCTGAAATTCGTTATGTGATGGAGCATTGTGAAAATACATATAACTTCCACTAGCTTCATCACTTCCTTCACCACTAAAAACTACAACAATATCCGTATTATCTTTTATATATTTAGAAAGTAAATACATGGGAGTGCTAGCCCTTACTGTAGTAGTATCATATGTTTCCGTTTGTTGTATGACAGTCTTTATAGCCGATAGCATATCTTCCGCAGTTACTATAACTTCATGATGAATTGACCCAATATGTTTTGCAACAACACGAGCTTTAATAAGGTCAGTGCTTCCATCCATACCAATTGAAAATGAATGTATAGGATTAGGAGCATTGTGTTTCGCAACTAACGCTCCAACAATACTACTATCAAATCCTCCACTTAAAAATACACCAAATGGTCTCTCAAACATAAAACGCTTAAATACGGCATCCTCAAAAAGTGTGCGCATTTTACTTAGTTGTTGCTCAAGCGTAAGTTCATCTGGTTCAATTCTAGAATAATTATAATGATAATACGGAACTGGTTTATCACTATCTAAATCAAGATAGTGTCCAGGCTTAAATTGCTCAATAGATGTTATAAAATCGGATAATCCTTTCATTTCACTACATACAGCCACATTGCCATGTATATCATTACCAATATATAATGACCTAACACCAATAGGGTCCCTTGCTATAAATATTTTATCATTTAACCTATCGTATAATACGAAAGCGAAATAACCACTTATCAATTCAAGAGTTTTTTGAATTCCAAATAATTTATATAGATGCAGAATTACTTCACAATCACTATGACTATTTGTTTTAATATTATATTTAGTTTCTAAATCAATATGATTATAGATTTCTCCATTGCATATTAAAATGTAATCATCCAATATTAAAGGTTGATTCCCATTTTCACTAATATCATTAATAGACAAACGATGAAATCCCATAAATATCTTATCATCAAAACTTCTATATTGTGTATTATCTGGCCCTCTATGTTTTATTTTATTACAGTTTTGGATTAACAAATCACGCCAATCACTTATTTTTTTATTTCTAATAGAAATGAAAGCAAAAATACCACACATAGCTTATAATATTTATATTATAACTTATGTATTATTCAATTTTTTATATTAATATTAAAAATATATCAATTATTAATTAATTATATGCACTAATAAAAAATGCGTAATACAAAAAAATTGAAACAAAAATTTTACCGTGTATAAAAATATATCATTATATAAATTAACCCGAAAATGTCTAATACATCTAATGAAAACTTAATTGTAGAGGAGATATATCCTCCACGAAGCAAAACCGAAGTTGCTAATATTGATTTATCATTTATTAATGAAGTCTGTTATGCAGATATGCTTCGTGATGCCATGAATGCAGTTGTATTAGCACAATTCAATCCAGAAATTATTAAAAATGAAATCGATGTCTGGAATTACTTATCTATATATGAACCTCCTGTATCGGAGGGATTCATGTTTAGTCGTGGAGATAAGGTTATAAGTTGTATTCAATCAAATATGCAAGAAGGCCATTCTGGTAATACAATGGCAATGACGATGCGCCAACTTCAACTACTTGCAAAAATAGGACTCTCTAAATATCGTGAAGGATATAGTAAATAATCCGTAAATTTGACTATTGATAATTCGATTTTAACTATATTTTATTTAATTATTTGGTCATTATTGCGCTTTATCCGCATATGTATAAAATATATATTTTATAAATAAATTATATATTTTATAAATCACAACTATATTTTATGAATCTATTCTATATTTTGGTCATATCTTAATTGGTTATTAAGTATCTCTGCATATCGTTGTTCATCATAAGATGATAATATAATTGTTTTGGAATTGTTGTTTTGCATATTTTTAACATCCCATTGAAGTTTATTTCCATTATTTGGAGAATTTTCACTAAAAAGAGTTACAACATCACCGTCATTTATTAATGCATTATTTGATATTTTAAATGTTAATCCAGATAAATCACCAGGGTCAACTGTATTAGATACACACCATTGTGATGCATTTGAAATGCGTAATCTTCTCCTTTGAACTGCAGTTAGAGTAAAAGGGTATGTAATATTATTATTGTTAAGTGTGTTTTGGTTAAGTGTATTTTTATTTGAGGCTATTTCAAGAACATCAAAAGTAGCACTATTGTTATTTTGAAATACAAAATAACAATCCAGAGAATAACCGAGAGAAAACTTATTACTAAATTTCATTTCCAAATATGTGCCCAACACTGGAGTCCAACCTTGATTATAATTCATACTATTATTCATATCTACAATAAATCTTGGTTTTATATATTTAGTCATAGCTAATGAAGATGATATACTATACACAATATCTGATAAATAATTAGCAGTTCCATATGAGCTTGCGACTGGATTTACGTCTATCATATTATTGCTGTTTTGGTCATATGCTTCATAGAAATATGCCTTAGCTGGATTAATATTCAATATAAAATTGTTGACACTAGATAAAGATCCTTTTATCAAAAGTTTAAATAATGAATTGCCTGCTAATTTAATATTATATGAATTAAACTTTGTTGTTAATTTATTAATAATGTCATCATCATTTGTTTCATAATTGAAAGAACTAATTTTTTCAAAAGTAGCAGATACTGGTATGTTTACTGTGGTATCCACACCATATTTATAAATAAGCTGAATGTCTGATAAAAATGAGCTTTTATATATAAATACACCGGCCCATCCTAGTGTTTTATTAATAAACGTTGATGCGTTAATTGACATTTTTAATCCTGCATAGTATACAAAGTCTGTTGAGCTTGATTTATTAATATTTAACAACACTACGGAATATGATTGAGATTTAATAACATTCGAATCTACAAGAGATGCATCATTTTGGCCTATAAGTGCATTTTTGGCACTTGAAAAAGAAAATACATTATCAGTTACATTACTATATAATGTTTCATTATTCGTAATTTTGACAGTATGTAAAACTAAAAGTTTTGTGCCACTATATAATATTGATGAACATCTATTATTAAATAAAATTGGAAATCCTGGTTTAAAATTTATAGTATATGATTGTCCTTGACTCATTATGACTGGAAAGCAATATTTACCATTTATAACACTAATCTGTGATGTGCTAAAATTACTCTGCAAATCAATAGTATGTGTTAAATTTTTTGATAATGGGTCAGTGTTTTTTGGAGATGTAGTTAGATTATATTCATCAAGAGGTGCTGATGTATTGTAATGTCCGGTAAAATCTTCAATCATATATTGTATTATACCATAACCTGAATTAACCATAGTCATCAATTTATTATTAGTATTTAGTGGTAAATTAACTAAATATGAAGATATTGTTCTATTACCATAATTCAAAATAAAATCATTAGGAATATTGGTAGATGGGTGTAATGTTGTAGTAAATACCGATTTACCTCCAGTGCTCATTAATATACCAGATGTGCTATCAAAAATTGAATAATTATCTGGAACTATTTTAAGTCTAAAGCAAGCTTTAAGAACATTGCTCAATGATATTTGCACAAAGGTTTCATTATTAGATGCTAATCCTGTGCCGTTGGTCAAATCTGAATTATATGGATAACCACGAACATTATTTAATTTTATAGTTGGAAGAGACCCTCCAAATAAAGATGAAAGGTTTATATCAGTATGAGCTGAAACATTATTTGCGACTCGTTCAAGACGGATATATGAATTATTGTCTGACCTATACGATGCTACATTAATATTTAGTTTATCAGGTATTGTATTAATTATTAATTCTAAAGGTTGAACTTGAGCACTAACTGTATTTTCAGACTGATAAATTAATCTTGCACATAAATCGATTAAATTGTGATTAAATGTTAATACAAAACCAGCTTTAGATTGTGTTAAATTTTCAGTAATAATATCGTCTGTTCTAACGCTCAATGAGCCATTTGCACTTCGGGATAATAATCCACTGCCGACAAGAGAATAATCACTACCGCTGACATTTGGGTTTCTAAATAATTGATAGGATGATGACCTATATACTTTAATAGAAAACCCTTCATTATATTGCTGAGTTTTATCCATATCAACATAAACCGCACTACCGAAGCCATCTAAATAGTATCTGGTAGTAAATGGTCCAACCTTTAGTAAATGTGGATTATTAGTATCAGAAATATAACTGTTTGTATTATTTTCATGTGGAATACCGTATAATTTTTGCTGATTTGAGCCATCAATTGCTAAATTATTTAAATCATAATCAGTTTTAGAATAAGTAATCAAGCTCTTTATTGTAGACGCACTATATTGCATTGTTACAATTAAATTATTAATAGGTTGTGAAAATATATTTACAGATACTACTGAATCAACACCATTTGTATTGGTAGGTGTGTAAAATGTATTTAAGTCAACCACTTCACTATAATCTGAATTAGAATTATAACTTTCTTTTATAATACCTTCCGAGTCATATGCTCTAAGAGAAACTGTAAATTTAACTTTATTCACGTTCCAACTTGAAACAGGTTTTACTTGAATAGTTACAGGCAAATAATTCTTAACATATAACGGTAAATCACTTGGTGTAACATCTGGATTTTCATTATCGGTATCTAAAGCAAATAACAGAACCATATAATCTCTGCTTCCGGCAGAATTAGTTAAATATACAGTTACATATGAATACCAATTCATTGCACTTACGCCATCTCCTACATATCTGCGACCTAAACGAATAGGTCTTATTGGAATAGATTTGGCAACACTTGAATCTAATGCAATTTTAACGGATTTATTTTCGTTATCATAAGCATAAATTCGGAAATTGCGAATACTCGCAGTTTGTAAGTCAGTATTAATTTCAAAATCACAGTCCAATGCTGATTTATATGTATAGAATTCTTGAGCACTTCCTCCTGTCGATTTATATATAAAACCAGGAAATAAATAGTTTGTATCATTTTCTACTCTTGCAGCTGTTCTTCCTTGTGCATCACTAGAACTAAAAAAGGGATATAACGATTCCTTGGGTGCAGAATCAACCATTCCTGTATAACAAAATGTTAAAAAGGGTTGAGCACTAAGATTACCTTTTAATTCCGAATTATATGTTTGATTTACAAATACATCAGAATTGATATTATTTAAAACTCCATTTGTATCATAAAATCCCATAGTATTATTTATATCAGATGTACCAGGTCTTTTAACAGCATCGACATATGCTTTATATTGTAAATCATAGACAACTACTTTGTGAACATCGGTTGGATTTATATCATTAATGGCATTTGAATAATTTACTAATGTATTCAAAAATGTATCAGAAATTGCAGTATAACCTTCACCACTTCCACTTACAAGCAAATTACCATATTTAGGTAACAAAGTTTTATATTTGTAATTTGCTACGTTTAGATTACAAACATTTCCTTGGTCAGTCCATTTGGAACCAATACCGTTATCAATATTATATTCGGTATATAATACTCCGTTTATACACAATGATTTGAGATGATGATTTTCATCTAAAGCAGGTAATATATTACTATAATCAGTTTGTATGTCAGTAGAATAATTAGGACTTATTCCATCTACTGATACATTTGGAGAAAATTTAACACCTGTAGGTGCAACTACAACCGATTTTCCAACCCAATTACCAAATACAACTTTATAACTGGGAGTTGATTTCGTTAGAGCTCCATTTATAGATAAAGCGGATGATAACGTATTATCATATACAATTCTTACTTTTGCATTTAATTTGTCATTCCAAGCTTTAGAAATATATGAATTTTGATTGGTGACAACAGAGCTAGATGTTAAATCAACACGTTCATTTTCCTTAGAATTACCATAAACAAATATATGATATTCTGGTGCAGTATTTGCTGAGAAAGTTGTGGCAACGCCATTAAACATATATGACCTGTTTAAATTATAACTATATGTTGATAAATCACCATTTGCGACTATGCCAAAAATATTATCATCTAATATAACACTACTATCATTGAATACTAAGTTACCAATATATGAGGGAACAGAACTTACATATGGATTCCCTGCTATATTACCTGTATTAGAACCTAATATAAAATTGTCTAAACGGACACTGCCCTTAACACAGTATAGGTCAAGTTTATTTCCGGGTGTCCACACTGGGTCAATCGGCCCAGATGGATTAGGAACAATATTACTAATAACATTATTATTTATATTACTGACAACCCAATTTTCAGTAGTTATATTACTTCCAAATAAGGTAATAACTTTTGGAGTGCTGGTTGTAATATTGGAATCAGTAACTAAGTCTTCTAAAAATTGAGATTGAGGATTAACATATGGATATGACAAACCTCCTTTTAGAATAGAAGATTGCCCAATATTTACATTACCCATAAGAAATACACCATAATCAGCATCAACAATGTTAGCTTGAATAAAATTCATAGAATCGTTTTCATTAATCATTTGATAATCGCTATTAATAATTTCAGAAACAGCAACAGAATCAGGATTGTTTACCACATTAGCATTCATTGTAACCGTATATTCAGAGTAAAATTCACTGGATACTGGGTCTACATTACTATCGATACTAGAAGTTGAATTAAACATATTATTTATTATAGTAGGGGATGGTTGTTGAACACTTCCAGTTATTTGTATTTCTCTTAAAATATTACTTGGGTTGGCATAGACTCTATTACCACATGCAGATTCAGATACATTTGAGAAAAATTCCTTTGTAAATTGCGTTAAAAATACATTTCCAGACAAAGCAGGTATATTTGTGCTAATATTTCTACCAAATCTTTCTAATCTTACCATATATATAGGGTTATTTAGGTCAATTCCTGAAGCATTAATATTTCCGCGTTCCGCGAATTGATGTCTATATAATTCATTAGAATATGAGCTTCCAGGGTCACATTCACCTCCAGGAGGACAGTATGACATTGGAACAGGATGTCCAGTAACATCGCATGGGTCGCATGACGCATTTACAAGCACATTACCTCCAATGTTTGCATTTATAAGTCTGTTCCATTCGTAACTTTGGTTTTGAGCATCTGAATATAATAAACTAACTTGCGCTGTGCGAGTATCAACATTTTTACTATTTATTTGACTTGGGAACCCTCCACTCGTAGCAAGATTACCATTACCACTAAAATTATGCAAATTTGAGCTAACATTAATGCTATTCGAACCTTGGTCTAAATAATAAAATCCATTAATTAAAGATCCCGATATACCTACGTCATTTAATAAATTAGAATTTATATTACCATATATATTTGTTCTAGGCGTCAAATTTAAGGCGGATGACCGTTCATCACCAGTAGCAAATCCGCGCCATTGTTGTGTATTTGTAACACCACCATTATCTGCACCAGTATTGCCATAAAATTGTGCGTTGTAATAAGACACATTTGCTTGCCAAGAGCCTACCGCTTTTAATACATAAATCGTTTTATTTTTTCTAGTAGAAAATACATTATCTGTATCTAACCATTTTTTTAATGTTGGCACAGATGCTGAATCGTATTGCATGTTACTGTTTAGTACATAATTTGAAGACGAACCCATAAAAAGTATTGATGAAGGTATTGATGAATTAAAGGTCATTGTTTTTATACTATAGTTTAAGAAAAAATTAAAATATGCATTACTTAGTAAGTTTCTTACTTTTTAATTTCAAAAAAAATTTTAAATCTATTTAATTTAATTAAATTAATTAAATAGATTTTATTTATTAATATTCAATTACGATTTTAATTAAATAGATTTTATTTATTAATATTCAATTACGATTTTAATTAAATAGATTTTATTTATTAATATTCTATTAAGATTTTAATTAAATAGATTTAATTTATTATTTTTGAAAACCCAATAATGTATTTCTTTTATTTAGTAATTCTTCCATATTTATACCCCTTATAATATTTTTGTCTGTATTTTTGTCTGTATTTTTTACCAAACTTTTGTCTATATTATTTATATTTATACTTTTTACCAAATTGTTGTGTAAATCAGTTGACCTATTATTTTTAAATTTATTATTAGTGTCATCAATTGGTTTTAATTTTTTATGCATTAAATCTGAAAAAATATCTTTATATTTAATAATTTCAATATTTGGTATCAATTGTTTTGCCTTATCTAAATAGTTAATATCAATACCTTCCAATATCATTTTCTGTTCAACCGCCGCTTTAGGAATACCTAACCTAATCATTTTAAAAAAACGAGCATAATTATCATGTTCTTCTATCATAACTAATTTAATTTTTTCAATATCATCATAATCTCTATTAAGTATTTCAAATGAATCAATATTACTAATTTCATTATTCATTTTTTGAATAACCGCAGCTTTAGGTATACCCATTTTACGCATCTTAAAATATTTACCATATAATGGATGATCTATCATTTTAATACTAACATAATTATTGATTTCATCTAAAGTATCATTCGTCTGACTGATTTTGCGGTTTTCAATATAATGAGCATTATCAAAATCGATAATACATTTACCGAATTTTTGATACAGTGGAAAAACGCAGATTTGCACTAATTTCAAATTTATTCGCCATTTATTATCTTTATTAATAATATTTTCAACATATACTATAGGAATAATATAGGATTTTTCAGGAAATTCAAGTAGATTACCTTCCCATATTGTATCATTTTGCCGTATATAAATTTCAAGTTGTAAATTACCTTTATTATTTTGGCATGGAATACATATTCCATTATCATAAAAAAATGTTTCCAAGGTTATATCGCAATTTTTTTCAACACAATTTTTCAATTTAGTAAGATAATTAAAAGTTTTATTCTTTTCTATTGTATTTGAAAAATAGCCTAACCAAATATATTTCGTTGTTTCCTCTATTTTTTTAGATAAATATCCTTTACTTAATTGCAAATAAACTGGATTACCGTATTTTTCATAAAATAATTCATATCTATCTTTTTTTTTATAGTATAAAATTTTATCGAGATGTGTTTCTTTATACATCTTATTAATCTAACTTATATAGTTATTTTTAAACCGTTTTATTTTATGTTTAAGCGTTTTTTTAGCATATCAAGATTTGTTTTAAGAATTCTATTATCATTTATAAGTATTTCATTTTCTTTTTCCTTAAGTATGGCTAAATTATTATAATATATAATTTTTTCATTTAGTTCATTAATGTGTGTCATAATTAAATTAATATCAGTTGGAGGCGTATTAGTTGTATGAGATGTATGTGTATTTGTCTCATTTAATAAAAGTGTATTTAAATTTATAATATTATGAGATGAGTCATCTGTATTAATTACAGGTTTGTTACTATTTATATTTGGTGAAATATTATTAACATTAGTTATTTTTGCGATATCTACAAGATTACTAAATATATTTTCCATTTATATATATAATATAATTATTTTTAACAATGTTTATATGTAAATATTACTAAATCTATTATAACTTATTTTGTTTAAAATATAATTTGATATTTAATAATTATCGACTATTTTCGTTAATCTTTTAGTTATTATGTTTACAATTATAATATGTTAATCAATTTAGTAATAATGAAACCTACTTCATATTATTTTGATTGATTTATACTACTACAATTTTTGGTTATATGCACATCATATATGTTATTGTATAATTGTTGTAAATTTATGCATAAACCACCTTTACTTATTTTTATTTGATTAAGTAAATAAATTAAAAAGTTATAATTAAATAATAAAGCAATAATATATATATATATCTATTTCTAGATGATTAAATCCATAATAACATGGAATAATATATCAAAATATTGCATAGATAGTATTATTTTAAATACAGAGAGAATACCTATTTCAGAACAATGGTTTAATGAACAATTAATACATATGACTGAACATTTAAATTTAGATATATTAAATGAAGTGGGTATAGAGATACCCAGAAGAATGATTATCGAAAAAATAAGAGTGCTTAATAATAATTTTAATTTTGAACATTGCGACCACTGCGATTTATTAGGAATGTCGGCACTTAATAAAATTGCAAATCAATATAATTATCAAAATATTGGAGGTAAAATTGTCCAATCACTTAAATATGAGACAAATCGAGTACCAATTGATATAGATAAGCCATTATTTGACATTGATAATAATGATATTATTGATATTACACCTGTTATTGATAAACGATTTATATTATCATTTGCAAAAGATAAGAAAAAAAGAAACAAGAAACAAATATCGTTTATTTCATTAATTGAGCAAATAACACAAAAAACGCGAAAAGATGTATCATTGCAAAAAATGACAAAAGCTAAAAATATTTGGGAAAAATGGGGGAAATTTGACCATTATCAAAAAAGTAGTTCACTCGATTGTATATTAATGATGTTCTATGTTTCAACATTAGAACCTTTTTTTAGTGAGCTTATGATTATATTGGATAATGATGAATTTTATAGTTCACTTTCTGATACGATTAATCCAAATACTATTAAAAAAAAAATAGAGCTTTTTTTAGATGAAATAAATAGTTATAAGGACCAAATACTTAAAGGAAGTATTGTAAATATATCGCATTTCCGTGAAAGAATCCGTGGTCTATTTGGTAAAATTAAATTACTGAGTAAACCATATTATAATACGGTAAATTATTATCCATTATTTTTTATAAAAGACATTTTTAAAATTTTTGGTATATCATATGCAATATATTCACGACTTACGCGATATTATATAGATAAAAATGATGTTATTAATTATAGTGGGACTGATGGAAAAAAATTTAAAAACCCCATTGTTAATAATATATTATATGAAACAAATGATGAATTATTATCAAAAAACATAATATTTACAATTGATAATTTATTATTAAAATATTTATTAACTCGTAATTTAAATGTAAATTACGATGAATATGCTTCAAATGGCAATTTAGATGAAATAAAATATTGTGAAAAATGTAATGAATTTTATGATAGAAGTATGATTAGGTCGCATGAAAAATCTTGGCATAAAAATAATAAAATAGAAATACAAGAGCTTTTAAATGTACAAATAGATATATCAAACACTGATTGGGTTATATCTGATGGATGGCAAACAAAAAAAATAGGTGATAACAATGTATTTTTTAAAGATGGTCATGAAGAAGATATTGAAGAATATTTAACCGAAAATGATATCTTAGAAATGGATGAACCGCCAGCTGTTAAATTTGAAAGAAATGTAGATAATATAATGATAGTTGATGCAGAGCTTATTATTTTTAATTTTAATAGAAGTTTTGGAAGAAAAAATATAAATACACTTGCTTGGGAAACAGATTATTATGATGAATTACCGATAATACCTAATGAAACAATAATAGATATAAATAATAATAGTTATAATTTAGAAATAATTATTACAAATCGGAACAATTTGTGTGTATTATTTATGAAAAATGAAAATACATGGTTAATTTATAATAGTCATTATAATGTTGAAAACACATCAGATTATATATCAGTAGTAGGAAATCATGCGAATTTATTAGAATATAGAGATAATTTTGTTAGTAAACATGGTGCATTATATATCTACAAATTAGTTATCAAACAATAAATTATAGTATATTTATTTAATATTTATTAAAAAAACATAACATATATATTTTATTATTTTAATAAAAATAGTAAAATATATTAAACGCTAGTAAAGGCTAACTAGTATAATGAAATCTACACACTGGAATATATATATCGTCACTCCCAACTAAAGTTTGTGCATCTTTATCTAAAGTTATACGCTTTGTAAAATGTGCTAAGGTTCCATCATTGCATTTTTTGCAAAATGCTGTTAGTAATTCAACATTTTCGGACATTGGCATTAAATCAAGTATATGTCCAAATTTTTCCCTTTTATAATCTCCATTTAATCCTGCGACGATTACATGTTTTTTATCTACATCAACCGATAATTTTACAAAATCAATAAGATCACTGAAAAATTGCCCTTCTTCAACTAAAATAATTTCACTATTTATGTAATTTGCACTTTGAATTAAGTCCATTAATTTATCAGTGCAAATCGCTTTTTTTTGTATTTTGTTATGGCTACTAATTACACCGTTACCATATCGATTATCAATTATATGCGTAATGTTTAATACATTTTTACCTATGGATTCATATCGATTTGATATTTCAATAACTCGCGTGCTTTTACCAGAAAACATTGGCCCTAAGATAAGCTCAAGTCTACCTCTTTCCATATTATTATTGTAAGTAATAATGGGCATGTCTCAATTAACATATCTTTTTCAATTTTTTTATTTTTTAATAAAAGGTTTTATTAAAAAATGATTTACTTTTTGAATGATTTTAATAAATTTAAGTTTAATTCATTAAAATTATCAATATTTATAAATATTTAATTATTGAGATATATCACTTTGAAGTTTTAAAATACTTTGATTAATTTGCACAATAGCTGCGAGGCATTCAACATCTTCATTAAATTCAACCATAAATTTTGATTGCACCTTTATTAAGTTTTCTAGAATTTTGGTTTTATCAGTAAGTTTCAATTTTTTAAGGTCATTTAATAATGGAAAAATGGCTCCAAACTTATTATAATCACGCAGAAAAGTAGCTTTCTTTTTATCAAATTGTGCTTGAGCAATTTGTGATTTAACATCAGATTCAAGATCCGCGGAGCCTTGAGCTTCAATTGATTGAGACCCTGGTGCTTCACTATCGAATGATTGTTTTGATGTGCTATCATTTTTAGCGCTTATTTCTGATAATACTGCAGCTCTCTTTGATTTAGATTCTAATACTAATTTTTTAGATGCAATTTCCTCCTTTATTTTTTCTACTAATTTTTCGGATACATTTTTTGATATTGGTTTAGGATTTAATTCTTGAACAACATTAATGATTGTTTCCCAATTCTTTTTGGATTTTCCTTCAAATAACGCTTTGTTAAATTTAGGGTCTAATCTACGCATAAATATGACTCTATATAAATCATCAACCTCAACAACATCATTTGATTCTTTTTGAAATATAAATAATCGATTCATACCACTGAATTCTTTTTCACTTATACATTTATCCATATTATGTAATACTTCTTTAAATTCAGGTTTATCCTTGTATTTGTTAAAAATATCAATAAACAAATGACTTTCTACAGGTATTAAATGAATTTCTTTCATTTTTCTTTTTAAATATTCATAATTAACAAGATATTCTGTAATTGTTTTACCAATTGAATGAAGATATACATCAATTGGCATCCCAATAGAATTGTGTGTATCGAGAGTTGCATTACCAGTTAAATTTTCATATTTTTTACGAATACGCCATATTAATTTGTCATCATGGAAACCATCGATATATCCATCTAGTGATTTATCTTTTAATTTGTTATACACTAAGTTACCATCGAAACAACAACCAATAAATAAACCACCTGGTTTTAAATTATCTTTTATATTTGTAAGAAAATTATTCAGCATAGTTTCATCTTTAAACATATAATGAATCGCAAACTGCATTGATATCATATCGAATTTATTAGACGAATAGCTCGTATTTGTGGAATCATTCCATAATAATTCATGTAATTCTCGAGAATGCTCACTTAACATAGCACTGCCATCTAATATATTTTTACTTGCATCTCCATGTAAAAATGATACATCTGGTATAAAATCAACTTTAAATGCTTCCATATTTTTCTTAAATTCAGTATATCGTATACATGCCCCATCTTTTGTATCATAAATATTGCTATCAACTAAATCAATACCTACAATTTTATTAATTTTGTTATCCCGCCATTTATACAAATCACCACCACGACCAGTCGCGAAATCAAGTAAACTTATTGGCATATTAACATCATCTTTCCTTAAAATTTTACAAGATTTATCTAAAAGCTCAGTGTTTTTGATAACTTTATTATGAAATATTTGCATATTAAGAGTGGCTGATTTATCGCGAGACACTTCTCTAGTATAGTATAATGTCTCTTTATCCGCTATTTTTGGAATGTCTTTACCCGTAGTTATCATTTCACTTGTTATCGGATTATACATTGAGCTCCAGATATCATTTGCAGTTTTAAAATCATTACCAAATTTAATAGGTATTGGAATATCAATAGCTCTATCAATGGATAACACTATTTTTTCATTTTTTTGATGTTTTAAGGTTTTATATATCCAACTATTGTTAACTCTGTTATGACCAATAGTTGTTAATCGATATTTCCAAATAATAACTTCTAGGTCACCTAATTCTTCAAGCTCAATTCGAGACCATTCATTGTACGATATATCATATTTTGCATCCATATATTTTTTAAATATACGAAAAACCCGTTCTTTATTTTTTAGTGCAATATGATATTCATTTGTCTTTTCATGTCTAGTTCTCAGTGGCTCCCACCTGAAAAATTCTTCTTCTTTATTATCGCATTTTTTATGCATATTATATCTAAATTCAATAATTGTATTATCAATTATTTTTGATCGGTCATTTATACCATATATTCCATTATTTATATCTTCACACGGTATGTTTGCAATATATGCAAGTTCATTATATGGATTTGTAGGTGTAAATCGTGTGTCAATATATTTTTCGATATATGTAGATGACGATGTATTTCCAATTTCGCCACATGGATTACGTATAATACTTGACTTAAAACCACACCATAATTCAAGAGTTTTATAAGCTTTAAATTCAGAATTACCTCCGTTTACTACAGAAATATATTTTATCTTGTCTCTTTCAATATATGTATTTTTTTCTTTATTAACCACGATTCGTTCTTTTTCAAATTTTACTAAAAAATCGATAGTATTCTCCTCGGCTGGTTTCCATTTTAAATTTCGATACCAAGCAGTTCTCATCTGTGTAAAATAGTCAAATCGTCCACTGTCATATCCAACTGGTTCTAATTGTGGTGTATAGATTAATCCATCTAATTTGTATGGATACAAATCTTTATTATCCCAAATTTGTTTTGAAAGTTTAAAAATATCATCACCATATAAGAAGTTTTTAATACGCATATCTCCTAATGTTTCATCTGTAATTTTGATATTTGCAAGTATATCATACGCTTTTCCAATTCGACAATCAGATATTATTGTATCGTCTGCATCTTTATTAATTAGTGGTAAAAACCGAATATCATGTTTTTTATAATAATATGCATCAAATACCCAAAACGAAGATGATTGGTTATCATCAATATATTCACCTGCAATTATAGTCCCGCTTATATCGCTTCGTAATTCAGCATTAATTTTATTTACTTCTAAATTACTATCTATCATATAAACTGATTTATCACTACTTACAAACAATATCATAGTCTCACCATCTGCTTTATCAGTTACAGTAAACCCATTAATAATATTTCTAGGAAATGTGCTTTGAATATTTTCCATACTCATTGAAACAACATTAGGAATGTAAAAGAATTTATTTTTTTCATTTGGATTATATTGATAACTACCCGTTTGGGACTCTATTTTTCTTTTGGTACTTTCGAGAGAACTTAATATTGTTTGTTGTTTCTGTTTTTCTGCTGGGTTTTCAAGTCTTTTTACTGTTTCTTTGATATCTGATATATTCTTGTCTACACTTGAATGAATCATATGTAAAATACATTTAACATATTCATCTAATATTTCTCTTTTTTTAGGAGAGGTTACAATGTTATTATTTCTAAAGAATAATTTACATATTACAAACTTACAATGTTCGCTAAAACCATTGCAAATATCAACAGCATTTAATTTATCACCAACATATTCGATTTCAATTTCAAAATTTTCCTTTTCATTTAGACAGTTTGAATCTCTAAATAATTTTGTTTGATACAACTCCTCTCTTCCAGTAAGATTTATTACTTTTTTACTTGATTTAACAATTGTCAAATCAATACGAAATCCATCTCCTGTTAAAAATGAGGTGCGTTTTTTAAACCGAAATGTTTTCTTAACATTTTCCCATCCAACGGATTGAATAAAATTCTGCAAATTTTGGTACTTTTGTTCAGCTTCTCTATCTATAAATTTTCCTGATTTATCATCAAACTGTATTTCTAATTTACTATTGAAACGAAGATTATCATGGTCATTCACATCTAAAACCATTATATCATTTCGATAGTAATTTGCTGGCAACCCCCTAAGGTTTTGCAATTCTTGTGCTGTCCAAAGTATATTTGTCTTATACATTTTAGTAAAATGGGATGAATTATCTTCTTTACAATAAGCACGAATATTATCTATCCCTGTTATACTATAACGAATAGAACTATCTTTTTTTTTATCAGTTGTAAATAAGAATATATCTAAAACTTCGGGGTTATTTACCTTTTCAAATCCACTAGTAGTTGCACATTTTTCCTCAAGACACTTGGCTAAATATTTAAATCGTTCAGTACTAATTTCTCTTTTTATAACCGCTTCCATTTCAATATTGGGTTGTAGTATTTTCCTATTCGCGAGTTCCTTTAATATTATACTATCATTTTTTGAAAAAATGCTAGAAGACATAATTAATGTTAATATATTATATAATTATCTTTTTATTGTTATATCAAATTTTTAAGATTTTTATACTGGTTTTCTAATTCTAAAATTTTATCTGCAAGTCTTCTAAAATATTTAACTTCAAGTTGATTATTTTTGTCTAAATATATATTTTCATATTTATTTATTAATAGTTTTTCATTATCGAGAATTTGTTTATTATAAATATCATCTGATTTAATTTGTAAATTATTGATTTTATTTTCATATTCTTGCTCCAGCTCTTTCATTTTTTCAATTATGATCGGCTCACTTTGTAAATCAAACTTTGTTTCATTTGCAAAACATTCCAATTTAACAGTAAATTCTTCTTCCATTAGCTTAATCTTGTCGGAATATGTCTTATTTAATTTTGTCTCCAAATTATATTCAAAATCTATTTTATGAGTTTCAAGCTCTTTCATAATTCTATCGGATAGCGCTTGTTTATCTATTTGATGTAAATGTTGTAATTCTAACAGTTTTTTTTTAAAATCGCGATTTAGCTCAGCCGTAATTTCGATAGTCTGCGTATTAAGTTTCAAGTCATATTCACGATTTAATTTATCTTTATATAATTGAACTTCTTTTTCAATATTCAATTTAAATTGTTCTTCTTTTTCTTTCAATTTCAAATTATATTCTTCAGTATATTCTTTTTTTTTATCAGTTAATTTTTTAAAATAATTCAATTCATTCTCACGCAATTTTTCTTTCATAGCACGCTCAAAATTCTTTTCAATATCTAAAATTTTTTCATTCATTTGCATATGATACGTGATTTCATTTTCTGTTTTAAATTCAGCCATTTTAATATCATTTTTTTCTTCTATATCTTTTAATTTTTCAACAGTTTGAATTTGAAAATCTTTAAATAATCGGTTTTCTAAATCATTCCATTTTGTTTTAAATTCTAAATCAACTGATTTGCGATATTCTTCATTTTCAAGCGAGCTTTCTTTTTCTAAAGATAAAATACGCTCGATAACACGAATGTCTTCAGTAACTTTACTTGTCATGATTTCCTCAAGTTGATTATATTTTATGTCATATTCTTCATCTAATTTTCCAATATGTCTATTTACTTTTTCTATATAATCAGCATCTGATTGCGATTTTCGTAATTTAAAATCTTTTTCTAATTCGTCAAGCTTGTCTGATGTTCTTATTATAAATTCTTTTTCTAAATTCGATATTTTTGTAGTATAGTTTTGCTCTATTTCTAATTTAAGTTCATTATATTTATTAGTATGGTCATCAATTAAATTTTTTACCTTTTCATCTAAATAACTATTCTTTTCCTTGTATTGTGCATCTAATTCTTGATTTCTATCATAAAATTTCTTATTTACTAAGTCTTCAATTTCAATTGTTTTTTGATTTACAAAGTTATTAATATTATCTTGATATTCTTGAACTTTATCATTTGTTTTTTTTGCATAATTCTTTTCTAACTCATTACTCTTATCTACAATTTTTTTATTATATGTTAGCTCTAAATCATTACTTTTATCTATAATTTTTTTATTATATACCGATTGCAATTCGTTATTTTTTTCCAAAATTCTTTTTGAATAATCTTTCTCTAATTCAGTTTTAACTTCAAGCACCTTTATTTCCATAAACTGATTCGAATTATTTTTATAGATTTCGACATCTCTATTAAATTTTTCAGCATATTCTGTTTCTAATTGTCTTTTATGTGTTTCAATATCTGATGCAAGTTTAATATCGTTCTCACTTTTAACTTGCAAGACTTGTAAATTTACTCGTTTATTAACAGTATTCTCTATTTCATCAATTCGTATTTTTAAATTTTCATCAATTAACTTCTGACTATTAATAATTGTTTCAGTGCATTGAACATTCATCTCAGATATGCGTCTGTTTGCCTGAGATTCTATATCTCTATATTTTTCATTTAATTTATTCTGATACATGGCTTCTAAATCAATGTATTTTTTATTATATACATCTTTTAATTCATTTTGTTCTTTATTATCACTCATTTATCTATATATGTTATATATACTATTATCTAATAATCAAACAGACGAGAACTAATTTTAAATAATTATACAAATATCCAAATTATTAGTGACAATTATATAATATTTTTAATATTATGAAATGAATTATAGTTTACATCTAATTTATGGAAAAAAGATAAATTATTTTCCTCATTATAATATTTTTGTAAAATATATTTTTTATATTCTGGAAGTTCAGCTTGGTCTATATTATCTAAATCAATATTTAATATATTGTCATTTATACTAATAAATACTTTGTCGTATAAATTATTAATATTTATTTTCAAATGGTCATCTATTGAAAAATCAATAGGTTTATCTATGAGCGCAATACAGTTATATTGAAAACTATATCTAACATACACTTTATATTCATTTATTTTTGTTTTCATATATTCTAACAAATACGGTCTTACCATAATATCATTTATATTTCCAACAGGTATTTGCCCAAGACAAACTTCACAATTTTTACCCACATACATCTCAATATAAAAATCAATTAATTTATACATTAATCCTTTTTTATGATTTACATACGCATTATATATAATATGCTCTATTTCATTTACCGCTAACTTACTGTATATACGAATTTTAAAACAATTGCCAAATCTTTCAATACTATTAATTATTTTAGCCATAAGACAATTATACTTATGATATTTTGAAATAGACAAATTTTTACAATCTTTTTTAATTTTATCAAATCGTCTATAGTAATAAAGCGGTTTATCAATATAAAATGGTTGCGATATCCCTTCTAACTTATATAGTAAATCCATATCTTCACCACCATATCTAAATTTTGGATTATAACCTGTTGTATTATAATAATCACGCAATTTAAAAGTTCTAAATGCTAATGCAAAACCGTCCTGTAATAATGATTTTTTAGGTTTTTTTGTAAAACCTAACGATACGATTTTGAAATTGTCGTCAGTTAAATAAAAATTGGTAAAAATAAATATATTTTTATTATTTTCAAACTTATTATATGTATCTAATACAATTTCAATACATTTAGGATCAATTTTATCATCTGCATCTAATATTCCAATATATTCAGTAGTTGCAAAATCTAATGCTTGTGATTGACAATATACTACACCATTCCATTCATTATTTTCAATAATAGTAATACGACCTAAAAAAGGTTTTACTATATAAAAATCCTTTCCAAAAATTTGGTCTAAAAAAATACGACTAGAGCTACCATCATTTACTATAATAACATCCCATTTATCACTGGTTTGAGCAATTACACTTCCCAATGAATCTTTTAAATATTCAAAATTATTTCTAACACATATTATAATTGAAATGTATCCACTTTTTAAATACTGTAAATTTATAAGTTTGTTTCGATTATATTCTATATTAGTTAGTTTATACTGTTCATATGGGGTATTATCCCAAGATTTATATATATCATATAAACTATTAGAATGTACACTTGATTTATCATACAAAATATATTTATAGTTATCTAATATTGGATTATCCAATATAACGGATTGTTTAAATAATTCTAAATTATCGTTTATGAAATCAAAAAAATTAAAATATAATTTTTGTATATTTTTAAAAATATTTCGTAAAATTAAAACTCGAGTATTACCTTTAATTTGAATTTTATCTTTTGTATTAAAAATATCTTCAGAAACTAATTCGAATTTTTTCTTAGGTTTATCTAATATATCACTTCTATTATTATCATATTGTATTAAACTATCAATAATTGACTTCGGTAATTGTTGAAGAATTAGTCCCGTATTATTTATAAGGTCATCTGTAATTTTAATACATAATTTATTATTATCATAAACCATATTTTCAATAAATGTTTGCTTAGTTAAAAAATTAAATTGTAATAAGTCACGCTGTTTTTTTCGTTTTAAATTCATATTTTCAATCATTTGTGATGTTAAATCAAAAAAAGAATTTATTTCATCTTCATATTTAGTAATTTTATTTATATTATCAAGATTATTGGGATTATCAATATTATCTGCATTATATGTATCAGTATTATTGTATTCTAGATTAATATCATTTAAAACGGTGCTTATATCTGTATTCGATATGATATTTAATATGTTATTTAATATGTCTTTAATAATATCAGTATTATCGTCTCCGGAATTTATTAATAATAATTGATTATTATCAATTATTATATTTTCTATATTTTGTCTGGTATGAAATTTATTAACAACCATCTATATATTTAATATTATTCTTTAAAAATATAATATTAAACATAACTATGTCATACGATATACATTATAATTATTTTCACTTACCTTATGAACTTTAAATTGTGCACTTGTGACATCATATATCATTTGAAATCCAATAACTTTATAATCGGTTGTGTCATTTAATAAAAGAGAATGAGTGCCTTGATTAATTATAGTGAAATCAATACTATCTCCAATATTTAATGTAATTAATTTAGGTGGTAATTCTAAATTTAATATAATATCATTGCTATTTCCATATGATTGTGTTCTCGCTAATGAAATGCCGTCCGAATTTTGAAGTTGATAACCTATACTTGTATCAACAGTATATGGATTATCACTATTTAATTTAGAAAATTCAAATGGCATTCCTGTTTTTTCGTTATAAGTTGAATCAGACCCTGTATTAATTTGTCGTTGTGTTTCTTCTAAAAATACTACAATACCTTTTAAAATGTCAGTTTCTTCTACTTTAGGATGAAATGCATCACTATACAACTTTGGTTTAATATCGTCAATACGATGTTTTATTGTTTTACCAGATATACTATTACTTACATTTAATTCAGAAACATCGGCAAACACTCTATTTGCTTTAATAAAAACATTATGTAATGCTTCAAAACTTATAGTTCGTCCAACCAAAGTTTTTAAATTAGGGTCGTTTGGATTATTCATAGTATATTTAAAATATAGTATATTATTTAAATATACTATATTTTTGAATATTTTACTTAAATTTGATGTATTAAATTAACAACATAAGTATTGATTAGATTTATACCCCTAGTGCTATTTGTTTTAACCCATTTATTGTTAACGGGGTCATATATGGTATGAAATGAAGTCCGATTATATCCTCCATTTAAATTGCGTTTGCTGATATTTCGCAATTTTGGTTGGGATTTACTTTTTACTCCTTGACTTAATTGAGTAACATTTGATTTTAACGAATCAGTATATTCATTTAGTTTTTTTCCAACTTCATTTATTTCGGGTATTTCTATATTTTGCACCATATCACTTACATTGGATTCAATTGATGTAATTTGTGATTGAATTTTGTTGGACATAGTTGTCAGAGCCTCTTTAATTTTTTCAGGGTCAAGATTTATATCATCTATATTTTTAGTAATAGATATACAAATATCTTTAGCTGATAATTTTGGCATATTTGTTCCTAAAACAGATAAATAAAATGGAAGTGAATACATTTTAATTAATTCAATTATTTCATTATATTTTTCTTTCTTTTCATTCTTTAAAATGTCTAACATTCTCTCTATTTTTATTTTATATCTATTATTTAAATCAATAATAAAATTGAAATAGTAAGTTGCAATTATCAAATCTTTCATTTTTACATTTAAGAATTCATTTAATTTAATTTGTAAATTAAAGTATTTTAGCACAAGCTCTAAATTTAATATAACCAATTGCCGTATAGCGGGTATCTCCAACATTAATGGTATTTGTTCATATAAACGGTTATCTAGTTCTAAAAGTCTTTCTTTAGTTAACGCTATATTTTCCTGTAATTCATTTATATTGTCAATTGGATTTGATTGACGAAATGATTGCATATATATAAATATATATAAAAATATATTGATATTATATATTATATATTATAATAAATGTCTAAAATTAGTAGTGAATTTATAGTTGGTAGTGCGATCGGATATTTTTTCGCTAATAATATTTTAGTTTTTACATTAGGCGTCGCTACAGGTGTAGTAATACAAGAAAAATTTGGTTCGGTATATAAATTTAGTCAATTTTGCTATGATAGCTCTGTCGAATTATACAAACAACAACTTACAAAATTAAAAAGTAAATTTAATAAGAATACTGATAAAAATAATATAATTGTCGACCCTGTAAAAAGTATAGAAGAGTTTGTGAACAATTTAAACAATAAAGATGATTAATTATATATAAATGAATTATGTCAAACATTACTGAAGACTTTAATATATTACGTAAACAGGTGTCCTTGACTTTAGTTGATGATACCCAACTAAAAATTATTTTTAAACATAATAAATATGATTTAGTGTTATCATTATTAGAGATAGAAAATACTTATTTTAATAATAAAACATATATATTAGATAAAAAACCTGAAAAAGATATTGCCCATCAAAAAATAGAAGAATTACGTAATATTGTAAATGAAAAGGATAAATTAATGGAAAAAATTAAAGCAAATGCTGGAAATTAGATAATTATTATAGTGATAAAATATTTTATTATTCGATATAATAAAATAATTTATAGATATCTTTATTTCAACATGATTACTCTAGTCAAATTCATGCTCATTTTGCCCATAACGTCTAGATTGTTCTCGTTGAAATCGTTTTCGAGCTTCTTCCTCTCGCCTTTCTTCAGCTTCTTCAGCCTTGCGTATTGCGTGTCTTTTTATTGCTTCTTCATCCATTTTGGGGGGACTGCCACCTTCTTCAAGACCGTTCGACCTTTGTTGCATGAGAAGTTCCCATCGCAATCTCTCTCTGGCCAGGCGTGCCGCTTCTAATTCAGCAGCAGATGGAGGACTGCCACCTTCTAATAAATTTGCATATTGTTTAATAATTTGTTGTCCTAATCTGCTACTAACACTAACCTTACGATTAGTCAAAGGATTTACAATGTGTCTATAGACTGAGCCGCCGCCAGTCATCATACTAACATCTTCATATGGACTGAACGCAGAAAGACTTGGTCCCATTTCAGTACCGCAGGCATTAGGTTGAGTTGTGTTTACTGCATTTACAGGACCAAGTGCTGAAACGTATTGTTTAGTAAGCATTTCGTGTCCGGAGGGATAGTATGCAGGAACTTTGGCAGATGGGTTAAAATATTGAATTGGCATACCAACTGATTGTATATTGTGATTTCCATCCCCACCTTGTTGTTTTCTACTATTAATACGACGATTACTACGTTGTTTAAGAGAACGCATTATTGTTTTATATTAATATTATAAGAAAAAAACATACATAATATAAAAAGAAAACATAAAAAAATATGAAATATACATAAATGAAAATAAATATGCAAATTTAGTAAAGTATATACTAAATTTGCATACTAATATAATATTTGATTTTAGCGTATATTTATAAATCAATGTTTTTGCTGCCACCATGGTATGGAAAATACCCCATCATCTCCTGGGACAGGATTCCATGGTAAATCCTCACCAGCGGACGCTCTTGCTGCAGCCTCATCTTTTAAATCTTGTAAAGATTTTTCCGTAGTTTGGGGACCACCCGCACTTAATACATTAATGTATTGTTTAATAATTTGTTGTCCTAATTTGCTACTTACACTAACCTTACGGTTAGTTAAAGGATTTACAATTTGTCTATAGACAGAGCCACCTCCAGTCATCATACTAACATCTTCATATGGACTAAAAGCTGAAAGACTTGGTCCCATTTCAGTTCCACATGCATTAGGTTGAGTTGTATTTACAGCATTTACAGGACCAAGTCCTGAAACGTATTGTTTAGTAAGCATTTCATGTCCGGATGGATAGTATGCAGGAACTTTGGCAGATGGGTTAAAATATTGTATGGGCATACCGACTGATTGTATATTATGATTTCCATCCCCACCTTGTTGTTTTCTACTATTAATACGACGATTACTACGTTGTTTAAGTGAACGCATTATTGTTATATATTAATATAAAAAGAAAAAAACGGTTTAATGTTTAATTTATATTAGCATTATTTAATTATAAGATATCATACACTTATATAATCGTTATAATTGTATTTTTGAAATATTATTAAACACTTATAATAGTTAATTCATTTACTAAAGGAGAATGGGATTTACAAAAGCAAGTATCATTTACACCTTTTTTACCGCATATATTACCTGTATTTTTACCTTTTTTTAATATAGCAATACATGTCTTATTCGATGACACATTTATATGATTTATATGCAATGTGCATTTAGGGTTATTATTCATAGTTAGTTTTTTACATATCTGTCCTTTTTTAGTTCCTTTTTCATAAATATGACAACATTCTAAAGAACTTTCATATTTTGCATGATAAAAACAATATTTTTTACCATTATCGCAAAGTGTATTACAATATTTTTGTCCTTTTTGTATAGGACAAAATCCAGAACCAATAAATTGATGATTCTTATGTATATTACAATATTTTTGGTCTTTTCCATTACCATATGTAAAATATTTATTACAAAATAAATCACCCATCTTATACCAACAGTTATGATTTCCATAATGTAGTTTAGACCAATTTGAATTATATGTATGTTGAATTCCTCTATGTATAGTTATATCAAAATCAAATCCATCTTTTTCGGCAATATGTGTTACCGTTTGTCTACAGTATGGGCACTCTAATATATTTGTATTACGTTTTCTATTGTAGATAAAAGCATCATAAATACAATCATAATGATATTCATGTCCACAACTAATTTTTGTATACATAGAGTCTGTGCTATCTAATGTGGACTTACAACATGCGCACACTAATTCATCTGATTTATCCTCTGACATGGTTACTTGTATTTCTATTATTAATATAAAATCACATTACTTTAAATCAATTTTTTATATTATATTTTCATTAAATAATGTTATATTGAAAAAAATATAACATTATTTATATTAGAATTACTGACCTAAAAGTAAATCAGCTACATAATCAACATTTCCACTATATAATTGTAATAAAATTAGATTTTCATCACGATTATCAAAACCCAATGATGCTAAAGTGTCTAACTCATTTGTATACGAATTATTAGAATTAGAAATACTATGCGTTGGTTGCATATTCATCATACTTGTAAATATATTATTATAATGATTAAGAGGTATATTACCAGATTGAGTATATGTTTGTATTATATTTTGAAATATATTAATCAAATCAGTTGATTTAGTATCAACTGTATGAAACGCATATATTATATTATTTTCTTCTAAGCCCATTGCCCCAAGTGTAGAATCATCATCTAAAATATTTCCATTATGTATCATTTCAATATTTTCACCAAATTTATTTCGTATATTTGATAATAATGTATCCTTAGTTACTAACAACGATTGCGTTTTTTTACCATCAACTTCGATACTTATATTAAAATATCGACATATTTCAGTTGCCATTATTTATATATAATATTTATATTATTCCTATATTTCTATTTGATTTAAATTAACTTTTATAGAATTATATATATATTTTAGTATTTTAGTATTTTAGTATTTTATTTAAATAATATAATATATATATATGTTAACTAGCGAATATTACGGTTATATGCAATAATACTACATATTAACAAGCGTCATCGGCCAAAAAGGTGAAGGGTTACACATTTTCTACATATATATTCATACAACTATCAAGTGTATTTTGTTTATTTACAACTGGTTTTGTGCGTTTCAATGTATAATCCCTATCTTTATTTTTATATGCGCCATCATAACCTTTATTATTATTATGTATTGTTGTTTGCACATTTTTCTTATAATAAATAATATTATTTTCCTCTTGTAATGGAATAATCGATATTACTGGGGGCATTATAATATGATGATTTATATGATGATTATTAAAACTTTCCCTATATTTATCTATATCTAATGTTCCACCAAAAATTTTCAAACAAGTCCGATGACTTGCAATTTTAACTCTATAATTTGGGTCATTATATATTTTACGATACATCAAGTTAAGTAAATTGTAATTTTCATTAACATTTTCTACACATATTGATTCATTAAAATTAAAAGCAGCAGCACATTCAGGATAACAGAAACACCCATATACATAAAATATTCCATTTTGATATTTAAAAGGAAGTGATGCAGGAGTATGCTCAAATGAATGAGAGCAATTAAAACAGTATATATTAGTTCGTTGTGGCCATATTTTTTTACGATTACATTCTTTAAATTGTAACATGGTATAATCAATAGGTCTTCGCACTTCATTGCTTTTTGTTTTAGACATATCAAAATCATTTCGCCTACTTTCAATCATATTTTCTAATTTAGTATTAATATCATCAGTTGCCACGTTATCTACATTATCTACATTTTTACTAAAAGTATCACTTAAATCATCAATTGTAGAATACCAGTTAGATACAGTTGTATCAAATGACAAGTATGCATTATCCATATTATTAACAACACTATCTACTTTATCACATTGAATTTGTAAATGTACAATATTATTTTCAATAGTTATTGTATCACTTTGTTTACCATCATCTGTAAATTTATTAATAACAATAGATGCCTCTTTTTTATCATTATTACTTTTTTTATCTGCATTTGATATTGTGTTATGGTCCTTTGGCTTAGGTTTTCTACCCCTTTTTTTAGGTACATTTGGAATTTCATCATCAACAATAATAATACCTGATATTGTATTATCAGGTTGTAACGAATTATTTACATCTATCAGTTCAACAGGCTTAGGTTTAGGTTTGCGACCCCTTTTTTTTGGTAAATTATTCATTATTTATTATTTAATTACTATCTATAAAAATATATGTTTAATCTTTAAATACTAACCATTAACACAACTGTTTTACATTTAATGACAATATATATATTTATACTTAAACATATATAGCATAATTATTATTTACAAATTAAATGGTTAGCTAATGATTACGATTAATATTAATTAAACCGTTTACCCAGTTTTTAAGAACGTTAGAATCATTCCAATTATTTTTTGATATATCATGCAAAATAAAATACTGAATACTTTGATTTCGGCAAATAATGCAAGGATGTATTTTATATGTAGTTAATATCCAATATATAAATATGCTTGTTTCAATAGTATTGTTTTCTGTTAAAAGAAATAAATATAAAATCAACTCATTTAATGCATCATGGTCAATTAATACATTTTGATATATCATATCTATTTCAAAACCAATATATGTCCTTTTACCATTAGATATATTTACCTTATTATGCGCATTTTTAAACCAATCAATTACTAGTTGTCTATTTTCTAAATTTTGATGAAGTCTGTCATTTTGTATAGTTGTAAAAAAATGATTTGCACAATATGGGCAAGGAATTATACGAACAATAGTGCTGAAATATTTAAGGTAAAATGATTTATCTGCATCGGACGGTTTTAATGGATAATTATAAGCTATTTTATGCAGTAAATACCATAATCTTGGACCCCAGTACTCTTTTCCATATCCATTTTGATAAATTGGTATTATATTCATATATTATATATTATGATTATATATGAAAATCTTTTAAACTTATATAATGAAACAGATATTCGTTTTATTTATGATTTTATTAATATTTTTAATATTAATAATATTACGGAAACCGGCAATTTTAGAACATGCTATTGAATTTGAACCACCATATCTTACAAATAGTAAAGATAAAAATACAATAGGAGAATTAATGCGAATTGGAACCCAGGCAAATACTAATTCTACTTATGATACCGTTGATACTAATTTATTAATGAAACCAAAATAAACAAAACTATGGACTAAAAAAGTGCACACCTAATCCTATACCTAAACCTAACACTAAATTATTAAAAATATACATGTCAGTTACACCCAATATTGTTAATAATACTGTCCCTAATAATATAAATAAAATAGTGTTTATAATAGGAGCTTGACCAGTATCTGTTTTAATATATTTGGTTTTAATGTATATTAATGAAATAACCACGGTTAACAATATAAATGATTTGATAATTGATTTTGCAAAATTAGCTAATTTATCGGCACCTTCATCACCAAAGGTTCCTTAATCTGCCATTTGAGTATATAATATAACATATAATATTTTCTTTATTAATATATAAAAAATTGAAACTTATAAATCTTATTACAATTATTAATAAAAGATATGGCAAAGGAAATAAAGATTAATCCTCTAAGTATTCAATATAATGAAGATAATATACAGTCTCTTACCAAGGGAAAGGGCTTATGCGGATTAGAAAATCTAGGTAATACTTGCTACATGAATTCAATTGTGCAATGTTTATCAAATACGCGTGAACTGCGAGAATTGTTTTTAAGTAATAAATATAAAAATTTTGAAAAATTAGATGTGCCTCAATTTATTATGGTATCGGAATTAAATAAACTTATTCGTGGTTTATGGTTTGATAATGCAATTGTATCACCAAAAGGATTCTTTCATTATTTACAAGTTTTAAGCTATAAAATTGGTAGCGGTCAATTTGTAGGTAATAATCAAAATGATAGCTCGGAATTACTTATATTCATTTTAGATACGATACATGAAGGTCTTTCTAAATCTATAGAAACACCTTTTTTAGAACAAGACACATCTAAAATGAGCCTTATTGAAAGTAATATATATAATGCTAATAAAGCGTGGTATAATATATATAAATCAGGTGTGAGTCCTATTTTAGATATGTTCTATAATCAACAACACAGTCATGTGACTTGTATAAATTGCGGTTCTGTATCTAATAGTTATGACCCATCAATCATGATTACATTGCCAATTCCAATTTCGAATAGTAATTTATCAATATATGATTGTTTTGACACTTATACTAAAGAAGAAACATTAGACAATAGTAATAAATACCATTGTGATAATTGTAATACGGAATGTAATGCCACTAAAAAAGTAATTATATGTAAAACATCTAAATATTTAATGATATCATTTAAGAGATTTCAAAGTGATGGCAATAAACTAACTAATCCTATTCATTATCCAATATATGACTTAGATTTATCAAAATATTCTGATAATAATATTAAGTGCAAATATAATTTATATGCTATATCAAATCATACAGGAAATACAATGGGTGGACATTATTTTAGTTATTGTAGAAACGGTGATAAGTGGTATGAATATAATGACCGTGTTGTTATGACTATGAATAATGAGCAAATATTGACAAATGGTGCATACATATTATTCTATGAAAGAAAAGATTAGAAACTTAAAGATATCGCAATATTAATAATGTATATATATAAATTAAATGAATAGTAAACAGGATTTATTGCTTGAAAGTATAAGCGGTTTTTTTTTAAATAATCGTTCAAATGTTGATTTATTATTAGAAATAATAGAAGGCAAATATACATCATTAAGGTTAATTGATTGGTTTGTTACAAACTACTCAAAAAAACACAATATATCATATAATAATAAAGATAGAAATGAAAATTTTAAAGTATATACAAGTTATAAATCACAATTAAAAAGTTATTCAAAAAAACAATTTGACCCATTCAATCGAACTGAAAGAATAAATTTTTATTATGAGAAAGAAAAATTTATTACAACAACTATAGGACAATTGAATTTTTTTAGATGGGCAATTCAACATAATATAATAGAGTATATTCATAGTAACAGCAAAACAATTGAAGATGATATGAACAGTAGTATTAATTATGTATATAATAAAACAACTAACGGTGAAACAAAACCTAGTCGTAAGAAACGAAAGGAATTATCTGTTTCTGCAACTAAATTTTTAAATAAAGATGATATTACTATTTTAGTTAAATTTAATTAGTAATTGATATATATTCAGTGTTAATATCTAAATAATTTAAATTCCTTAGATATTAATATTATTTGAAAAGTTTAAAATACGCTTAAACATGTTATAGTTTATTTTTTTTATCATGATTAATATGTATAATTATTTCACTACTATGTTTATCTCCTGGTTCAGGTTCTGCTTTCTCAATTGTAATAAATTCATTTAATGATTTGTTTACTTGACTTTCCGTTTCTTTTACACTATTAACTGTATCGCTTTGAATTACACTTAAATCATGATTTACATCATCGGTTGATGCACTTGCAGTTTCGCTTAAACTCTCACTTAAACCCTCACTTAAATCTTCATTTGATGTACTTGCAGTTTCGCTTAAACCCTCACTTAAATCTTCATTTGATGTACTTGCAGTTTCGCTTAAACCCTCACTTAAATCTTCATTAGATGTGCTAGCATCACTATTATCATATCTTTTTACATTATTAATCTCGTTAAGAAAATCGTTATAGTTGTTACTTTTTATATTTTCAAGTAGTTCATTTACTTTAAAATTAGCATAAAACCTTGGTTTTCCATTAACATCTATTTTAATATCTGCATTATTACCATTAACATCTATTAGATATTCACTTTCACTCATAATATCGCCGTCTTTCTTAATAATACTTGTTCCATATGCTAAAACAGTTTCAGGATATTCATATGAAATATCATATTCATTATATGTATCAGATGTATCAGATGTATTGTATGTATGAGATGTGTCTGATAATCTACTTAAATCCATTATTTCTAAATTAGCACTACTTGTTGTATCGCTATCTATCTCTGTGCTTTCGTCATCATCATCTTCATCACTATCTAACTCGGTGCTTTCGTCATCATCTTCTTCGTCATCATCTTCATCACTATCTAACTCGGTGCTTTCGTCATCTTCATCATCATCTTCTTCGTCATCATCTTCTTCACTATCTAACTCGGTGCTTTCGTCATCTTCATCATCATCTTCTTCGTCATCATCTTCTTCACTATCTTGTTCGGTGCTAGCTTGACTCTCTTCTTCTGTGCAAGGACCATCACAGTCTTTTTCTAAGATTTCATTACTATCTTCTTCATCACTGTTAGTTGTATCAACTGATATATCGATAGGTATTGTATCTAATATATTAGATAATCGGTCATTATCAATTGTCTGAACATTTTCTCTAAGGATATTTTCAGGTATTTCATGATTAATTAAATTAAACTTTTGTTTATTATAAGGATGTATGTCTGTAAAAATTGCATTATGATATTTTTTTTTTTTAAATTCTGGTAAAAGTCCGAGAATACCATCGTCTAAAATATATTGGTGAAATAATTTACGCTTCATCACAGTTATATATATAATAAAATATATAATTTTATTTATAAACATAATAATAATTACCATTATTATCAAAAAATATAACAGGACAATCATCATCTATTTCAGATTCTAATAATTCAATATCATCATCAAATACATTATTTTCATTATTTTCAATTGTTTTATTTTTTTTAAAATAATAAACACACCCACTAATAGTAGCAAAGACAGGAACACCTATTTGAGTATACATAATTTATATATTATAAATAATATATAAATGATACATACCGTGAATTAAATTATTGTAATATTTCCTTGAGAAAAACTTTTTGAATTAGGCTCTAATTTACTTATTTCAAAAATAACAACAGGTTGTAAATTTACATTCATAATTACTCCTTCTGTTGTTGCGTATGGATTTTGATTATCGATTATTTGTTGTATTATGGTCTGAAAGTAGGGTTCAATTGTATATAAACCATTTGGATTTACTTTTTTTGGAAAATCTATATATATTCTATCCACAAATTCATCTGTGCTAGTATTTATTTTAAGAAAATGACCAGTTTCTCTATTCATAAAATTTGTAAAATTATCTATTAAACCTACTCCATAGTTTTTAATTATTAATGTATCGCCTTTATTATATTGTACTCTTTTTACATATTTATCTAAAATAATAACTATAATTTTTGGGTCATTATGGTCATCTATATCAATACTTTTAATCTTAATATTATCTTTTGAATCATTATATGGATATCCAAGTGGGTTCAATATTTCTATTGTCATATTGCTTAAATCAGCAATAGGATTTGCTAAATAATAATTTGCACTAATAAAGTTTATATATTTAAGTTGTCCATTTATTCTATCATCTAAAGTTAATATTGTAAAAATAAATTTTCGATTAATACAACTAGTTTCTATTCTATTTTCTAATTCGGGAATATACACATAAATAAAAGGAGGAATATAAGCATTTTCTGTAGTATCTAATTCATTCATTGATATATATATCGTAGTTATTCTTATTGCTGAAACATTTTTTTGTCTATTTTGCAAATAGATACCTGTTGTTTTATTATTATTAATACCAAATTTATATCGATATTGCTCTAAACCTGCATTTATTACATTATTTTCTATATCACCATACCATCTTCTATCTTTTGAATTTACTATAAATTGTCTATCAAATGTTCTGTATTTCATATTTGTTTTATATTCATCATACCGATACTGTTGCAATTCTGTTTTGTCAATAAGATTTGACCCTACATTTGACACCTGATTTAAATTATCATATGATGTTGTTTTAACTTCTAAATTATTTTGCATATTTGTTTCATTACTTTTAGATGTTTCATATTGACCTAGTAGTTGATCTGAATTTTTTTTAATTTTTTCTAAATCAATAAGATTTCGTTCTTCTATTATTTTATTTCGATTTGATTTCATTTCCATAATTCTTTCATTAAAATTTATTTTACGTTCAGAAGGGTCCAATAATTCCGGAATAGCGGTTAATCTTTGATTTACACCACTATCCATACTAATATAATTATTTAACAATTCATCATATATACTGTTTTCAGAACTAGGTGTTTCGGTTATCGTATTTTGAACTGTTTTTAAATTATTGATTATATTACTACCAGCATACTCCCTTTCTTTCATTAACTTTTCATATTCATTATTAACATCATTATTAACTAATTCATTAGATGATGATTTTTTCAAAACATGTGGTTTTAAAATATCAGAAAATCCGTTTATACTTTGTTCTATAGTAATTTTATTTAATTTGTCCATACTATCCGATACAGACATATCTCTAGGAAGTGATATAGTTTGCGATATATGTTTCATAATTTGAATTATTTTTGTATCAATCGTTGTTAACATAGGCTGTATATTATATTGTTTAGATAGCTCAGTCATAATGTAACTCTTTACCTTATGCTCATTATTTGACCCAAGAAATTGGTTTCGAATATTTTGGTTCATAATATATATTAATTTTAGTTATTATTTATAATTTAATTATAAATATACTATTTAAATCATTTAATCATTTTAAATAACAAAATAATTAAATGATTTAGATATTTGCTTACAATTATGGATTATTACGTAATGATTCTACTAATTTCAATGGTAATCTGGGGTAATTTGCCCTTACATATTCTATCATTGTGTAATTTACTATTTGATAATCATCATTAAATGTATAATCAACAGTTCTACCATCTAAACCCTTTTCTGCAAGTTCTAGTTGTGCTGTACTATTTGATTTTGTGCCATCTGGGTTTATTATTGGAACGCCATAATTATATTCATATGAATTATTAAGGGAATTAAATTCAGGAATATTTGTAAACTTTTCGGAATCATCCCGGTCATTTGGCATATATACATGGATTTTATCTCCTAATTGTTGTAAATATAATTGATTTAATATATATCCTATTTCACAAAAAAATTCAAAATTTTTATTATCTATTATATTTCTTATTATAGCTCTCCCAAACATAATAGCATCATTTAAAATATAAATGTGCGTTAAAGGAGTATGTGCTAAAAAAACAGAAATATTATGTAAGAATAATCCCCAAGTTTCACTTAGTCTATCGCATTTAATAGAATATGTCATTTGTTCTGGAACATCTTTTCCCAAATTAGGTAAAGATGGATATCTGAAATCATATATACTAGGTATCCTTAATGATAATAAATATATTCTACAATTTATTTCTGAAAATAGTATTGACATACGATTTATTTCAATATTTATTTCAAATGATAACGGATTAAATGCTGAAATCATGTATTCATTAGTTAATTTAAAATATGATTCGTCATAATATTGGTCAATAAAATAAAAAACACTATTATTTACATTATAACTATGAATTTCTCTTGTCTCTTTATTAAGCAATACAATTATCTTTTGAAATGCTAATTTAAAAAGTAAAGATTGTAAAATTGGTGCATATTTATTTGGATAAGTTGAGCCATTTAATAATGTAGGATATGTGCCTATTAATAAATATAGATTTTCAATTGTATTTAGGTTTTCTAGTGATAAATCATTTGTTACAAAATTATCAAAAAGGGGGTCCATATACACTAATTAAATATAATTTTCAATATGTATTAATAAATTATAAATTCCAATTTACAGATTGGGCATCTTTTAATATTTTGATGCTGTTTTTATATATTCTATCTATATCATAATTGTGCGGTGAATTTATTACTTCTGACAATTCTTCCGCATTAGAAACTACAATACAATTTATATTATGATGCCATATACTATTTGGATTAATTGTCCATTTACTATTTAATATTAATACACAACCTGCATCTATAGCTTCTAAAAATGTATATTGAGTTCCACCACCATCTTGAGAAATAGATGACATATCTACAACGAACCGTTTATTTGTTAATATATTTGTTAATGTATCAAATGTTTTAGGGAAATGCCCACGATATTGACTATTTATATCATCTTTTTTAAAACTATCCCAAGTTAATAATTTTTGATATATATATCTTTCATTTGGTTCACCATATATTTCAATTTTTTGTTGTGGTGTATTTATTAATGAATTAGCTTTGACGATGATATCTATATTTTTATCATAATCAATACGACTTATAGAAATTGCACCTACACGATTTCCAGAAATACTGTGACAATTTATCATTGGAACATATGGATGAATAATAAATTTTGATGATATATTGGTATTTAACAGCAAATCGTGGACTGATTTGCGTATTGTGATTACTCGTAATCTTTTCAAATTATCGATTACTATTTTTTTAGATGATTTATTAAATTCGGTTGGGTCATGTATTACTATATATGCATTATCAGGTATATGATCTAAGATATGATAAAAATTTTTATCTAATGCTGAAATAATAGGTATATTTCCATTTTGTATCATTATATCTAATGTATCTAAATTAATATTGTTATAATTTACATTATACCCATAGTTTCGTGAGTTTTTCTCTGTTCGTTTTGATATTTTAAATAATGCAATATTATTTTTAAGAGATAAGTGAGCTGTAAATGATACCCAGCCACCATATGTAGGTTTAGCTAAATATAGTAAAAATAGCATTTATATAGTATCTTAAAGTTAATACTTTATATATATAAATATGGAATTATATGACTTCAGTGGATTTTTTGAATCTTATTTCAATAGACAGTTTATTTAATGGATTACTATTTATACTTATTTATAATATTAACTTATCAAAAAAAGATAAAATATCATACTACCAAACATTTATTATAAGTGCAAAGGTAAGATATTTATATTTTATATCGTTATATATCATTAATAATTTGATAAATATTTTAGTAAATGATAATATTGATATTGGTTTATTGGCATGCCCATTATTTACATATATGTGGTATAATAAAACATTTATAAATCGATATGTGAATATATTGTTCAGTGAAATTAATTTACGTATTCAAAAAATGATATGTTATATACTGTATATTGTATTATTGTTTCTGTCTAAAACGATACTTATAGAGGAATGTAATATTAAACTTAAGGAAATAGAGGATTTTTACAGTAAATCTGGTTTTAATAAATTATTTGATTTTCTTCAATCATTTGTAATTGCGTGTGTTTATGAATATATAAGCGTGAGTTATATTTCACTTAGTTTTTTATTTCAGTATAAATCAGGTTTTACTGAAAATTACCAGAAAAAGCAATATATATTAGGTTTATTAAATGATAAACAATGGGACAAATTATTGCATAGCTCTACAATGTCTATTTTTTTTGACATTTATAAGAATTCAAATAATAAACAAATTTCAAAATTTATTCAATATCAATTGAATAGAATTCATTATCGTTTACTCATTTTTTTTACAGCTTGGTCAATTATCGGATACTTAAATAAACCGTATATAATACCAATAATTTTCTTTTTTTTCTATGTAGATAGCTGGCGTAATAATAGGTTATTATATAATTTTATAGGAATAATATCTATTATTAATATTGTTAATAGCACTATTCCGATAATATTGTATTCTATACCAAGTGATTGGTTATATATAGTTATTAAAAATATACGACTTATCTCCGTTAGAAAAGATAATATATTATTATCAATATTACTTTTTTTAAATATATTAAATATTAATAAGGTTGAATATTTATTAGGTTATCTTGTAATTAATTTCATTCTATTTAGGCGTATATTTCATATAAATATGTTTTTATCCTTTTTTGGTTATATATCTGCATATGATACTACACATATGTTTCAATTATTATGTGTAATTAATCTATATGATGTGTTAAAAATAAATATAAAAAAAAGAATTGAACTATATGTATAATGAAGAATAACTCAGACAATAAAACAGACAATAAAACAGACAATAAAACAGACAATAAAACAGACAATAATACAGACAATAATACAGACAATAAAACAGCCAATAATACTGAATTAAAACGAATTAATATAACTAAAATAAGAAATGAGGCAAATGAAATCGGTAATTTAATTGATAAACCTAATTATAATATTGATGAATTAAAAAATAAATTTAATTCATTTTATAATGCATACCCAATTCTTTTTAATAATTTAGTAAATAAAACGATGTCATTAGAAGAGTTAAATATTTTATTAAATACTTTAGATAATGCACAAGATCATTTCTTTAAATCTATTTAATAATTATTCTGTTTTTTTTTTATAAATCTTTAATATATATATATCAATATGGTAGAAGCAGACCCCGCTTTAATTACAGGCATAGTTATTTTAACTGTAGGAGGAATATTTTTAGGACTTTATCTATTAAAGAAATATAAGGAGGTAAAAATGATATGGGATAAACAAAATGTATGGCCACCCGCATTTAATAGATGCCCTGATTATTGGGCCGATTTAGGTGATAAAGGATGCCAAAATGTGCATAATTTGGGAAGTTGCCCAATGGGTAAAGACAAACGTGTTATTGCTAATGGAATTCAAAAATTTGCAAGCGTTGATAACTTAGAATCCAGACGTGCTGCTTGTTTAGAGGCTAAACGATGCGGAGTCACTTGGGAAACTGTTGATAAACTATGCTAAAGCTTATAGTGAATTTATTTTATTCAATTTAAATTAAATTATGAATAAAATAATTTTAAATGATTTATTACTTGATATAAATGATAATATAATGAATATTTAGATTACTTTTAAATGTTATTCATTTAAAAGTAATTTTAAAGTAATATAGAACACTTTCTATATAAAATATGAATATTATTATGTCTAATACTTGTAAATTATTCTTTAAATATATCTATAATATAAGCTTGATTTTCTAGATATTTTTCTAGTTTTTTCGCGCATTCCACCAACTTTAATACTATTACAATCACCATTACATGAATTGAATAAATCCTGGCTTTGATAAGTATAAAGTGGATTTTGTCCACATGACATTACTGGTGTAGAACCTCTTATAAATCCTCCTACTAGGTTTTTGGGTAGATAATTGGTCTTTTGAACCGAATTTGATCTTGACTTTTTAGTACTATTATTTTTACTCATTATATATATATTTGAACATTTTTAAATTATCATTAAAATACATCAAAATTAGAAATAAAAAGATAAAAACACAAATAAAAATCTTTATTCGTTATATATATAATGAACTCATTACTATCATTAATAGTTGTTGGATTGGCACTTGCTACTCTATTTTTTTTCGTAAACAAAAATAATCAAGCAACAAATAAAAAAATTGAGATGTTAGAAGATTATAGACAAGAAAAGTTTAAAAAATTGGAAAATATAAATGACTCTGATTTTTTGGCACCTGACAATAAAAATCAATTTGAAGTAAAAGCTTCTGAAGAAATAGGTAAAAACGAAACATATAAGGTAATAGATGCTCAAGTATCTGATACAAATAATAGTTTTAATCTTAATGATAATCAAGTTCCTAATGATTGTTTTCCTAAAGACCAATTAAATCCTGCAGAATTACTTCCAGCTGATGCTAACAGTGTTTGGGCACAAGTTAATCCAAACGGTCAAGGCGAATTAGGTGACCAAAATTTCTTAAATGCTGGATATCATGTAGGAATCAATACTGTTGGTTCAAGTATGCGAAATGCAAACTTGGGTCTAAGGTCTGAACCTCCCAATCCACAAGTAGCAGTAGGCCCTTGGATGCAATCTACTATTCAACCAGACCTTATGCGTCGTGGTTTAGAAGTTGGAAAATAAAAGAAATAAAATCATATTATTTATAAAAGAAAACATATCTTATTTTATTTAGATAATTAAAATAAGATAAAAATCATAAAAATGATATAAAAATAATACAATTTATTATTATTATCATAGTGTAGCACAATTGTGTACAATGAATGGATATTTCGGCACTAACAGTATTTATACAAATATAAATTTAAGTAAGAGCGCATTTCTAGAAATATATAAGAGCGAAATAGATGAGCTTTTTAAAATTATTATTACTGATATTAACAAGCGTAATATACATATAACTTTACATAATAATATGTATAATGATTTTACTGATTTTGTATACAAATACAGTATAAAAAAACTCCCTATTCTATAGATATTACTTTTAATATTATATTATGTGCAAAAGCACTTTATTTTCAACGAATTTGATATTATTTTTATATTATTTATAATATAAAAATGGGTTCGTGTGCAAGTGTAGTTAGGAAAAAGGATATACAATATACAGAATTTACTAAAAATAAAAAGTATCATAATAATAATCAAAACATAAAAATGTCAGAAGGCAGCTCAAATGAAATATATAATACTACACCTAGATATATATATAAATAAAATTGTGTTATTTTTATAGAATAACATAATTTTAATTTTAATTTTAATTTTTCAAAAACCTATTATCAATAACCAATTAATGATACGCAAATTTTGAATATGTAGGAACAAACTCTTCATCATCACTATTTAAATTATCTTGTATATCACTATCACTATTGAAATTATCGTATCTTATATGATAATCATAATTAAAATTACCAAATATCATATTTATAAAATCTCTACGCCTATTATTATTATCAATACTTAAAATAGTGAAATATCCATTATTCATGCGCTCTAAAATATTATTATATATTTCAGATATACTGTTTAAATGTTTATTTTGAACTAAATTGATGTCATTATTTTCTTGTTCTATAGCAACTGTTGGTTGTAAATTACTATTATCATTTGATTTATTATGACAATTTTTACGTGTGACTTGTAACCAACTACTCATCGAATGAGATTTAATAATTTAAACTATATTATACATATATTATAGTTTAAGTTTTATATCATAAAAAATCTTAATTTGAAATTATATAAATAGAATGGATATTAACACACAACTCAAAAACAGCATAAGTAAATATGTATATTATGATAATTATATACGAGAATATAAGAAAAAAATAGATCCTATAAAAAATAAAAGGAAACAACTTTTAGATGAAATACTCTTTACAATTAAATCAAATAATATACCAGAATTGAATGTTAAATTGCCTGATGGTAATTTAGGATATATTGAAAAAGATATATCAGCACCTATTAATAATAATTATATTAAGACAATGATTATAAACTATTTTATGGAAAATACAAAAGACCCATCACAAATAACCGCAGCACAAAACACTGCGCAACATCTTATTAATTATATTTTAGATAGTAGACCTACCAAAAAATCAGGCACATTAAAAAGACAGTTTAATAAATAGATTTTTACATACTAAGAAGAATTAATTCTGTCTTATTATTTTCAATAATAGTGTTATCTATTGATTTATTTTTAATGGATGTATAGACATTGCTTCTATGAATTATATCAGATAATGGTGATTTTAATGGCCAACTATATACTTCAAGCCGATATTTTTCATTTGATTCTTTAATTATGGTTACAAAACCAGGAGCATTATCTCTATCATTTGATGATAATGCTATTTGTTTTAGAATATTAAGAAAAATATAAACATTGTGCATGCCTATTATATTGATACATCCTTTCGTATTAGCTAAGGTACTATCATTACATATTTTTATATTTTTATTGTCATATACACTATTGGGTATTTTAGTTAAAACACGTTCTTGTTGCATAGTTTTTAATAAAAGAGGGCTATCATTTCTAAATGTAAACCAATCAATATGTTTAGGCATTTTTTTACACAAATTTGTTCTGTCACTTTCATTTTTATTTCTATACATAAAGTTGCATTCATCATCATACATACACAAATTATTACCTATTCTACAATAAGAATTAGTATTTAGACATTCATTTGATTTTGAACAAGTTTGTAAATTTGGAACTTGACCTTTTGTTTGCATTTGGACTCCCATATTTCGCAAGGATATTGTCTTTATTAAAAATGTATTAAGATTAGTGTATTCTGTGACATAAACAGGTATAATGGTATCATTTTTTTCTTGATACCAAATACCATCAATCCCTTTCGCATATAATATATTATTCATATTGACTAAAAGACTATATATAGTATGATACGGCACATTATTTTTTTCTACAAAATTATTATTATTAATTTTATAATTGAAATTTTTAAATACAAGTGGTGCATTATCACCTTTATTATAAATAGATATACCTGATTTTTTGAAATTTACAAATCGCGAGCTTCGGTTATCCAAACGTGATTTAATTTGGGCGAGTTTATCAGGTTGCACCATTTCATAATAATTATTTTTAATAAATTTAAGATATTGTTGATTGGGAAATTTAACATATAACAATCCATCAATGTCTTTTATAAAATATCCATTTTGTAATGTTATACTGAATTCATTATATTTGAACGGTTTTTTATCAGTAGCCTCATAATAATTATCAGCGGCTTCTTTACTTTCCGTCATATAATATAATAATTTATTGTCTATATTTTTATTTTCTGCATCAGACATTGCTTGTAATTGTATATTATTATCTGTTGATTTATCATTTACCCAACTACCCGTTTTTGTTTTAAAATAAATTTTATTATCATTTTGCATTATAGTAATAAATTCTAATGTTAGTTTTATTGTTTTATTGCTATCTTTATCCATTTTTATAATAGAATATGTGTTATTATCTATTAAATATAGGTATGTTAATTTTTCAATATCGTTCTTTATATTTAGTGGCATAACATCAGAAGGTGTATAATATAAGTTTTCGTAATGTTGCAAAACAGGGTTTTCTAAATTATTTATAAAAGACTTGCGTTTTATCATTGTATTATATAGTTTGTTTAATTCAGTAAGAGTATTAGAATCATATATTGTATTAAATGTCTTATTTGCAACAAATATCCAATTATACGATTGTGATAATATATATATATTATCATTTAAAAGTAATATTACTAAAGCATCTTGATTAATATCTTCTATTTTTTTAAGAGTTTTATTAGTTATAACTAATTTGCCATTAATAATACTATATTCATATATTTCTGAATTTATTGTTTTTTTTATTGGAAATATATCATTATTAATGTGAAATGTTGGGATTATATTTACTAATTTTGAACCAGATTTATTAAGAGATGACCTTAATATCGTTAATTCGTTTACAAAATACTCTAATTTACTTATTTGTGTATTATCAGTAATCATTGTCCAAGAATTATTTTTATCTACATACCATTTATTATTTTGTGTATTAAATGAATAAATATTATCCATAAATTTAATAATAAGTGATGCATTACTTTTAAGAGGTAATTCTTTTGAGTCAATTGTATTTTTTCTTATTAATTCTGGTTCATTATTATTATTAGGATGCAGAGAATATGAATATATTCCAAATACAATAGGCTGAGCATCTCCGAGCACATAAATATCTTCTAAGTTCTTTTTTTGTATAATTGTTTCATGACAGTTTTTAGACTTAAAATCTTTAGCTATATTTAATAGTTTAGGTGAGTCAATTTGATTATTATTTAACTCTGTTATAACTTTATTATTTAGATGACATTTTTCTTCTTCCGTAATTGAGTTATTATTTATCATATTATAATAATTACCCAATAATTTTGATTCATTTTTATTATATATATATGATTCTTCTGTTGACATATGCTCATTTAGTCGATTATTTATATAAATTTTAAAAAGTATTAAAACTACCAATAATAATAATATTATGTCAAATAACATTAGTATATTTTTAGTATATATTTAATTTTATACATAATAAATTTAATACTAAATAAATTAAGTATATATATATTTTTTCTTTTCCAATAATCATATATATTAGTTTAAATGGCTATAAATAATATAGATATTGAACCTTTTGGTAATATAATTGGTAAAGATTTTTATGGTATTACTGCATATTCATGCCATACTAAAGACAATAATGAAATTCGAAATGAAAAATCATATATATTTAAAAATATATTTAGTGGAATAAAATGGGAATGCGTTGAGTTTATTAGACGATGGATGATTATTCGATATTCAATTACTTTTCAGGAATTAGATAATGCTTATAGCATATTTGATTTACCATATATTCGATTTACGAATCTAATTACTGGAGAAAATATACCATACATTAAATATAATAATGGCTCTATAGGAAATTTGCTCCCTAATAAAGGCTCTATCATTATTTGGGATAAATTTGGAGAACATCCATATGGACATTGCGCTGTTGTTTCACAATTAGATAATAGTTTTATATATATAAGCGAGCAAAATTGGCATAATAAAAAATGGCAAAATTTTTATTCGCGTAAAATACAATATAAAATAGGTATGGGTAATTCCATTACTTTAATAGATAATAACGAATTTAATGTTCCAATATTAGGATGGATTTCTTTAGAAAATTTAGAAAGAAATATTTTTTATGGTCAATTTGATACGAAATATATTGTATAAAATATATGTTGATTTATAACATAAAATATCTTTATTGACACTTACATTGTGAGATATATTTGATGTTTTTAATATTTTTAAAATGTATAAAGGTTTAAAATAATAATTTAAACCTTTATAAGTTGTCAAAACACATTGATTAACCTTTATAATGTCTGGTCATCAAATCAATTAATGTTTTTTGTAGATTCATCCATCTTATTAAATATATTATTAATTTGCAAGAAAAAATAAACTATTTTGTTTTAATAATAGAATCTACTCTATTTTTCTCAATTTTAATATTAGAAGGATCTTTTGATTTATCTGTTTTAGATGTAGTAATTACAGTGGTATTATTAATAGTAATAGTATCCTTTTTAAAACTATATTTCGACCATTGATTCGGATTATATGGCTCTAATTTAATTTTTCCTTTATTAAGGTTTTTCTTATATTTTTCTAATGATTCACGTTCATATTCATTAAACATATCCATATTAAATATTGTATCTAATGAACTATACATTTTTTCTTCTGGTTTTATACCAAAGCAATTTATACCTAATTTTAAATTATCTGAATTAGCAAAATTACCGCCGTTTATTCCTTTTTTTCCACTACATACACTATTTTCAGTATCTTCACTTAATGGGTAATATCCATTATTATCATCAGCCCATCCGTAATTACACCAATTTGCTCCTTCATTACTTGCAATTTCTATTTGTGATTTGGTTGCAACATCTCCATTAAAAAGTGCTTTACATACTTTATTTGCATCATTTTTACTGAATATATTAGATTTAACGAGATAAACTTCTTTTTCTTTATTTGTATTATCGGTATCGGGTTTTTGGTTATCTGTTTTATTTACATCATTTTTATTTGATTTTATCTGAGTTACATCAATATTTTTTTCTTCATTGGATATGTCACTCACTAATTTTTTAAGTTCTTTATTCAGTTTTTCTATCTCTTTATCAATATCAGATGTATTTATCGGTATATCATTATTTTCATTTTTTGATTCAGACTTAATTGTAGGTGAAGGTAACGGTGCAGTTTTAACCTCAGTGTTTTTTTTATCCAAGTTACTATTATTTAGGTCATTTGTTATATTTCTACTTATTTTATTTAGGTCATCTTTCACTTTAATTTCAAAATCTTTACTTTCCTTATTATGACTAATAAGTTTTTTTATTTTATCCCAAGATAAATATACATTTAAAGCTATCGATAGTGTAATTAAAAAAACTCCTATATAAACAAGTGTTTTTATTTCCATATATGTTATTATATCATAAAAAATATGATAAATCAATTAAATTACTCAAAAAAACTACGGTTTATTTGAATAGTTTAGAAGTCTGCAATATTATACCCATATATCTATTATATATAACCCTGTACCCTGTGTCCTGTGCCCTGTGCCCTGTGCCTGCAAAAATGTGTTAGTATCCCTTTTTAAAAAAAATGTTTTGGTAAAATGATATTTTCAAAATGGTGTGCTCAATAAATATTGCAATTAATATAATAAACAAATCCTTTAGGTTTTAAGTATTTTGTTTTCATTTATGCATTTTATTTGCTTTTGTTTTATTATCATTTTTCTTTGGTTTGGTTTTATCATTTTGTTTTTGGTTTTATCATTTTGTATTTGGTTTTGGTTTTATCATTTTGTATTTGGTTTTGGTTTTATCATTTTGTATTTGATTTTGGTTTTATCATTTTGTATTTGATTTTGGTTTTATCATTTTGTATTTGATTTTGGTTTTATCATTTTGTATTTGATTTTGGTTTTATCATTATGTATTTGATTTTGGTTTTATCATTATGTATTTGATTTTTGATTTTTAATAAGATGTGCAATATATAAATTTGGCTGTGTGTAGCAAATCTAGCTACGATAAATTGTGCATTATATCGTACTGCTGTATGTAATCTAAGATTTACATTTAAAATCTCTTTTCAGACTACTATTGAATATTAATATATTCAAATCTTTATATCCTTTTAAAAGATAATAATTAATTCCGGAATTAAAATGATTATTAATTAATTTAGATATTATATTCATATTTTTTTTAGTATACCATTATATAGAACAATTTCTATGGCTATTAAAAAAATTTTTGTATCTAAAATTATAAGTGATGAATCTATGCATTTAAAATACGGTGAATATTTTCCATCATCCCATTATAAACATATACTTCGTGATGATACCGATGTATATAAAGAAAATGGAGATTTATTATTAAAATTTAGAAAGGGAGTAATACCCTATGAGTTATGTAAAAAAGCAGTTGAAAGTTATAAAAAAGCAGCAATGAAAAAACATGAAAATAGAGGGGCTTCCGCTGGACCACTTGACCGAGACAAGATGCCAAATTATGTTGGCGAATTTGTAAATGAAGGTAAATATAGAACTCATTATATAAGTAGTGTAAGTGGAATACCAAGTAAACAATATGTAAGTAATTTAAGCCCTAGTAATATTATTGGATATTACGACAGACCTGATAGAAACACTAAGAATAAAGGACCTCCCTGCCGACTAACTAGTTTTAATAGAGATTTTCCTGATAAATGGGAATCTGCTTTACCTTTTATACAATATATCGACAAATGTTTTAAGACATATGTTCCAGACCGTTATGCAATTCAATATCAAAGGGCATCAGAAGTACCGCAATTTCGAATAGATAGCACATCGTTTTCTACAGTAACTATTAATTATAGTTGGAGAACTGCATTACATAAAGATGCTGGCGATTATCATCCTGGATTTGGAAATTTAATTGTATGCGAAGATGAAGAAAATCCACATACATATAGTGGTGCCTATACAGGGTTTCCGCAATATGGTGTATGTGTTGATGTTAGAGAAGGTGATTTTTTAGCAATGGATGTGCATGAATGGCATTGTAATACAGAATTTATTCCTACAAATAAAGAATTATTTGATGAATATAGTCAAAATAATGAAGAATATAAAAATAATTGGCATTTTAATAGACTATCGGTTGTTTGTTATTTAAGAGAAGGGATGTTACGATGTAAGGAATTATAATATATCAAAAAAAAAATTTTTTTATATATTATAATATACAATGATGAACATTACAAGAGTTATATTTCCAAATATAACTATTAATAATTCAAGACATTATAACATAATTCCTAAAATAAAAAATATGATGAAAATATTAGAAAATATTCAAAGAGATTTAAGTAAATTATGTAAATCGGTCTCTGCCTACGAATTTATGCAATTGCGATTAGAAATAAAAAGAAAGTTATTTAAATATAATACATCATTACTGGGTAAATCAAGGACAGATGCAATTTTAGAATCAGTAAATCTTACACTAGATAATGATGCTAATGTCTATAAGACACTTACTGAAGAGGAGCGCGACACTTCATCACGCGCTATAACTGCACTTTTAAGTGAATTAAACTTAGAGTTTGAATATACTAAATCAAAAAATGAATTTATAAATGATGTTGAAAAAATTATAGAAGATGAATATATATTAATTAAAGGATTAATAAAAATTTTGGAAAAACAAGATGTTGATGTTTCGCAATTAATACAGAAATCAAAAAATAGCGAGTGTATAGATGTAAGTGACCAAATAAACAAATTACGAGAAATAGTAGATAATGATATACTTGAGACAGGATATTATCTGACTGAAACGGTTGATGAGTTTGGACTTCCAATCTCATGTTGTAATGTAGAGGCAACAAAAACATTAAAAGCTCTAAATGATGAAAAGACAATAAGTGAACAAGAATTAATTAGTAGAGACACCGATGAAATGCGAGAAATTAGAAAAAAAACAATATTAGCAAAAAAAATAAAAAGAATAACCAGAACTAATGAAACAATCGACTATATTGCTTCGACATTTTCAACTGAGGAACTTTTATCTATTATTATAATGGACGAGAATAATACAGAACGTATGATGGACCATACTAAAATTGATAGAATTATCAAAAGGTGTAATAGAGAATGGTATGCCGGATTTGTTAAAAACGAAACAAAAAAATTAGGTATTCTGAAAACATATGGAACATTACCCAATGAGGACGAGCAACAGTCATATCAATTTGATCTATATAATCAATATGTGTTGAAAATAGGCCGAGGTGAAAAAAGCATCTATGGTAGTTATCATAAAAAAACACTAAATAATTTAAAATTCTTAAACCCTAATATATTACTTAGTTCAGACCATGGGTTTTTAAGTACTGAAATATATGGACTAATAACGTTATTAAGTTTGTTTGATACAACACTACCTTTTTTTAAGACATCGTCATATAACCAATTTTTAACAAGCATGTTAAAATTGGTAATGTATCCATTAGGAAGAGCAGTATATAATTTTGGATGGATTGCTAAACAAATTGTTGAAACAATAAATAAAAAAATAGGATTTAAATACATAATTTTTGACTGTAAAGAAGGAATTGATTCATATACATGTGGAAGGGGAATTAGTGAAATAGAATTTAATTTTGATGAAACACTAAATGTTAACACTGATTTTAGAATTTTAGTGCATAATACCGTGTCACCGGATGATGACAGTGTTGACATTGAACACTGGAGTGAAATTGGCCAACAAATGCCCGAAAGTAAAGGAGATACTGGAACATACCTATTGGAGAATTATAATTAATTAATTGTAATAGCATTCAAGTTAAATATTTATTTTAACCCTTAAAGCGTTTTCACACCTCCTGGAGGTTTCCTATATTTTCGTAAATTAACCAATTAACTAAATATTTTATTAATAACCTCTTGGGAAATAATAAAATATTTGATTTTATACGAAAAAATACATATTATACATGACGCTGTAAGTGTTAATGAATAATGTATAATATAATATTCATTAAATCAATATATAAAATAACAAATTAATTATATAATAAGAATTTAAATAGTGATTATATTACTTTTTATATGATGAATATCCCTTAATTCCACCTACGCCTAATACCGCAAATGATATCCCTACGAAGGGTCCCGCTAATGCAGTAATAGGTATAGACATCATAATAACCCCAACTGAATACATTATTGTTTTCTTGTTTGCCATATTTTTTTTAATTTTTTCAATTTCATCTAAATCATCTTGTGTAATAACTACATATTCATGTGCATTATCAATACTATCCTCAATAACATTAATAATACCCTTTTGATTAACAACTAAATCTTGAACAGTATTAAAAATTTCAACGAGCTCTATCACTTCTTTTTCTATTTTTTCATCATCTTCTTTATAATCTATATTATTTATTATATGTTGATTATGATTATCATCGGTATTACACATTATATCTTGACTATGATTATCATTATTAATAAAGTCTATTTTTTGCATATTATATTATATACTATATTTATTTTTTAAGCAATAACATATATCTTTTCATTTTTAGGTATTTCACTTTTATTTATTTTATATTGATTAAATACTGGTTTAGTAACTTGTTTTATAGGCATACTATTATTACAATATTTTGCAATATTAATATATAATTGGAAGTCAGCGTCATATCCATTTTCGGTTGCAAAATGACTATAAATATTATCACCATTACTCATATTTGTCCAATCAATTAACATCTTATACAGTTTTGACTTTTTATTTATTATTTTAGCATTGTTTAATAGCTCATATGCAAGTAGAGCTAAATCAAAGTTAGGATTTGGATTAATTTTATTTTTCTGATTATTTATGCTACTTTCAAATCGATACATATCTCTACAATCACCTACGCCCGTATACTCTAAATTATTTAATTTAACTCCATTATAATTCATTGTTGCTCTATTCCAATCAATTATTTTAACTATTTTACCAAATGTAGGAACTTTATAATAATTATTCTTATAATAGTAATATAAGTATTTTTGATTTGTTTTTTTAAACATGATATTACCAAGATGTAAGTCGTTATGATATAAATCCCAAAAATTATGTACAACTGCTAATGCCGCAATAGTTTGAAATAAAATAGATATAATATTATCTTCAAACAAAATGGTTTGATCATCTACACTATTTTCATAATTTGCTAACTCTTCTTCTATAAAATCACCCAGGTCATAATCCATAACTTCTGTAGCCATTAAACATACCGGAAAATTATGATATTGAACTTTATATTTATCAATATCATGATGACATATTGTATTATATAAATCAGATTTATATACACCATTATTATCCTCAATAAAATCATCAAATTCTGATTTACTTGCAAATTTATTTGTAAATTTACTAAAAACAGTATTGTAAACTCCATAGAAAAGAGGGAAATGAGGTGATATACCGTCTTCAACTAATCTACTGCATAAAAAATGACTAAATATGTCAATATAACTTGGATTAGAAAAATTATATAGAAAATTAGAAAGCTCTTGATTAAAAAAACTAGGATATCTTGAGCTATACTTCGCACGTGTAAATTCCATATTATTTAAAAATACATCTGGATGTATAATAGGTAATTCCTTTATAAAAATTTTTCGTTTTAAATATTGTCCATTATGTTTAATCAGACTAAAATATATATTACCATGTTCAAATACCTTTTCTAAATGTTTATAAATATGTAAAAGTCGATATTTTGAATTTAATATACTATTACTATGAATATTGGTATTTATCAAATTTGAATTATAAAAGTAAACATCAACTGTATTAATTTTAAAAAAAATAAATAAATTTTTACAAATATGTTCTAGGTCAGTATGGTCAATAAGACCAAGTGTTATATTCGGGCGTATTAGTTTCATTTCTAAAGAATTATTATTTTGCTTATATATTGGTTTTTTTGTTATAGTTAAAAAAGAGCCATGTATATTTTGACCCACAACACGCATACTTATATTTAATTAATTAGAACATTTTTTTTAAATATAAACCAATGTTCTAATTATCATATTTTAACATAATAGTGACATTAGAGCCTTTTAACTAAGATTTTAGTTTTACTCTTTGATTTATTAATCGATAATATGTCATCATTATTTTCATCATGTGTTTCCTCTGCAAAATTGTCTTTATGATATTTCCAGTATTCTTCCGCACCAATTTTAAAATCATCATGGATTTCAGCTTTATAATAAAATACTTGGTCTTCAAGTTTATTTGATTTACTATTTGTATTTATAACCAAACATTCATAATTTTCGGTGCATTGATCCATAACTTGACAAAATACATCAAAATTACCAAATACACCCGCAAAATTTTCAAATATTTTACGACGATTTTGAACATATGGCTCCCTTAAAATAAATACATAATCAATATTTGTGCGTAATAAAGGTGGTATTCCTAACACATACTGCATAGTAATGATAAAAAGTAAGTCTTTGTGGCGGCCATTCATAAAAAAAGCTTTAATATTTATATCCTTAGTCCAACTATTATCATATAGACAATCATCTAAAAGACAAAATGCTCGTGCATCAATTAAAGCTGGCACGCGTTCCTTGTTCCATCTAACTAAATATTTACCATTATTCTCTTCTTTAACTTCTTTAATTTTATCTTTATTCAGATTATATTCATTTGCATTTAAAAAACATTCTTTACGTTCTATTTCATATTCAACATCACAATTTCGATTACCTATCTTACATCGATCTTTCCAATCAAAATCATAAGGTATTCTATCTTTAACCTCTTTTTTTTGTGCTTCGATTACTTTATTCTGTCTTTTATGAACATTCGCTACTAATTCTGGTGAAAATTCATAATGTATAAATAGACTGGGGGAAAATTTACCATAGTATCCACTTGCACTTTCTGTGCCAGAAATAATTGTGCCTATAGGCATATCTCTTTTATGATATAGACAATCTTTTACCAAAAATGATTTTCCAGTATTTCTTCTACCAATAAATACTAAAACACTATCATCTTTTATTGATGACATATCGAACTTTTTCATCTGTAAATTCATTATCTAATATATATATATTATTAAAGTATGATTTTTATAATAATAAATAGACGTTTAAATCCTATAATATTTTAAGCTTTTACTAAGATTATATTGATATATATTTTTATAATTTATATTATATCAATTAATATCGATATAATATTTATTTAATTGCTTACAAAAGTCTCTCGACATCTGATATGCCCCTGAATATCGATATATATAACTTATTATTTTACGAATGTATTCTTTATTTATGGGTTGATCATCTAAAATATTTAATTCATTATTAAAAGTTATATTTCTAAATTTTATCATAATGGAAACAAGAACGGCTAATGATACACTAAAATTATTACAAATAAACTGAATATGCATAATATCATACATGTATGTCGTTTTAATTAGTCTATTTGTTTTATGTATAATATCCATAAGACTATTTTTTGTCTTTAAATCATAAATATCTATATTTTTATTAAATGTTGCTATCGAAGTTATAACTCTGATTGAAACCATATTAGGATGTCTTTGGTCTAAATCAGATTGCTCTATAAATGTTACTTTACCTTCTAATAATGTTAATATATTTGCATGACTAGTTTTATTTTCTTCTGATACTATCGATTTAATAGTATTAATAAGCGTATTTTCATCAAAACAATCTATATATAATTTTGGATTTTTCCAAAATAAATCAGCGGTAAGCCCCATTGACCACATCTCTTCATCATCTCCAGCACCTAAAATATAATTAAATTGACGGTCTATTTGATTTTCAATAAAAACACTGTCATTATTTCCAACAGATAAACATACTATTGGGATATTATTATTATCTAAAATATTCTTGTAAAGCTCTTCATTAAATATATCAAGAGATGAAACAAACATTGGAACTAATCGCTTATAACCAGATAATACAACCCATTCAATAATATTAGATTTGGTTGTATCATCTAAAATATTTTCTAATTCATTAACCCATCTATCGCTATTTTTTTCTAAACATGCTAATAAATTGATTCGTTCCTTATCCGGTATAAATCTAGATAGTTGAATACTATTTTTATTTGAATTTTCAACTTTAAATAATTTATCTATATACATATTTATAATAAATATCCATATAGGTAATGTTTTTGATAGTGCATCTGGATATACTTTACGACGATTTGTAGTCGAATCAATAATTATAACCGCAGGGTTTGTAAATGCATATTTTAATAAATCAATGTTTAATCGTCGTGTATTAAAGTCCCAGTGATTATTGTGCCCATCGGTTGATTTAAAATAACAAGTTTTCACATGTGGGTCCTTGCAATACCATTTACCACATCTTAAATTTGCAACTAATTTCGCATCAGGTAACATCTTGCATAAATTATCAACTATATCACTATCATAATAAATAGATTTCAATCTATTTAAAGCGGTTTTTTGCATAGAATCCAATTGGATATATATATTGTAAACTATTTATATAAAATAATAAATTACTTCAAATTTATTTAATCTTAAAAAAAATCTGTCTTTTTAAGATTAGATTTAACACCCCACGGGAGGCTCGAACTCCCGGCCTCGAGATTAGAAGTCTCGCGCTCTATCCAACTGAGCTAGTAGGGCCATAATAAATATCGATCCATCAGGGAATTGAACCCCGGTCTGCAGCGTGACAGGCTACCGTGCTAACCACTACACCAATGAACCTATGAAACCAATAGTTACCGTATATATAATAGTATATATTATCTTTATATCATTTTTAATATCATTTTTTTATATTCTTTTATTTTATAAAAAATAATAAATTAGAATAAGTGTTAAAAAAATTGAATTGCTTTTAGTCCGGATTCGATTATAATACAAGACAATGACAACCACACCCGAAAAGACTGAAACCAAATACATATATGGATATGACGATCAAGGAGTAAGATGCCGACATAGCGATGAAGATGGATGGGAACCAGTTGAAGAATACTGCCTCAACTGCGGAAAAAGCGCTGGAGATTGCGACTGCGGACAATACCAATGTGGGCGATGGTTTTGCGAACACATGGGAGAATGGCAAGATGCCGATCCAGAGACCGACAAAGACAACGATGAAGACCAATAACACACTAGTGAATCGTAGGGTAATGCCTTTTTTATTAAATAATGAAATGGGGGTCTATTTCATTTTTAATCGTCTAGACAATTTTCGAATACCATACTTTTTTTTACTTATTCTTCTTACTTTACCTATGGATTGCGAACGATGGCTAAATCCCCCCATGCCCAATGAAGCTCTACTTTTAAGATGTGTCAGTATTTGGACAATAGCAGCACCTTTATTATTAAGAAGTGGAGGTATATTTTTTGAATATGTGCATATTAAGTGATCTTCGGCAAATGATGGTAACAACTCTCGTATTAATTCTACAAAATACTCTTTATATGGATTTGTATCTAATGTTAGAGTTTTTTTATTAAGAATTTGCACATTTGCTAAATTATTAGAAGTTACAATATAGACACGTTCAGGACCAATTTCTCTAAACATCTGTTTCAACAATGTTAAACGCCCATTCGCAGGTTCCTCACCAATATAATCAGAAAAAATATACTTTGCATAATCTGGAATTAGTCGCGAAATATCTCCTTTTACCTTACGATCACCAAATGCAAATGATACACCTTCAATTTGGGATAATAACATATCAAAGTCAAAAAAATATACACGAACTTTTGGATTAGTCAAATTAGTTTCAAAATCAATTATTTGCTGAATCATATGTATTGTTATGCCGTTTCCTATTGCAGATTCAGTAATTACGCTTAAATAATCTCTGAATGAACCTTTCGCTGCTAATGCTTTTTTAATAGAATATCTTTTAGGATTTGGTATTTTAATTTTACTACCACTTTCATCATATAATTCAACTTCTCCATGTGGACAATGAATTGCAATTAGTGATATTCCTGTCGCAGTTATAGCATCATTGACAGCTGCAATAAACTCAGGCTTATCGTCAAAAAATAAATGTGTTCTGGAATCTATGCTTGAAATATCAATACCTGATACGGATGCTGCTGACGCCATTTATTGTATATATATATATAATAAATTAATTCTAGAATGCCCCAAAATTGTCCTGGACCGGAGTCATCAAAATGTGGTAATAGTTAAATAGTAAATATAGTAGTTTATCCTAATTTTAAAAAAAATTGATAAATAAAAAATAAATATTAATATAATATTAGTCTAAAGTTTAGTTATACAAAAAATGAGTGCGGATATGCAAATTGAAAGTAGTGATATTACCAATTGTCAATTGGAAGATTTAGATGTAGAAATTAAAAAAGTCCATGCATCAAATGTAGTGATAGCCATAGATACAAGTGGTTCAATGGAAAGATATCTAAAAAAAGGGATAGAAACTTTTAATAGTGAAATCCTTGCATCACAGCAAAAAATTTATGCAGATGCCGTGGATATTAAAGGAGTTGCGGCAACAGATGAGCTATGTCTTATGACATTGATATTTTTCTCAGGTAGTCACGATATACATGTTGTTTTTCAAGATGTGCCAGTGCAAAATGTTAAGCCAATTGACTCGCTTTTATATTCCGCTCATGGAATGACCGCTTTGCGTGATACCATTGTGCTTTGCGACCAACTTAAACTAAAGTATCCTGAACGCAAAACTATGCGATTCTTTATTACCGATGGTGAAGATACCGATTCCAAAGCAAGGCATCACCAAGTTAAAGAAATATTTGCAAAATACGAAAAGAGCAAAATTGAAAATCCGGATTGTGCACATAGTGCCACTTTTATTGGTTCAAACCAAGATGCTATTTCAAAGGGAGCATCGATGGGACTCAATCCATCATCTGCACTTACATACGATGACGATAATATCGGCGATGCAATGACTTCTGTGGGAAGAATGCTTTCGCGCGTAGCCACAGGTATCGACCAATCACCTATGGTATCTGAACAAGATAGACACGAATCGTGTCCCATGTCATATCATAGCACACCAAATGACTACGATATAATTCAAACGGATGACCTGCAATAAATTATGGAATTATACTTAAAAGCTATTATAATAAAAAATATATTATTTATAGTGACTACTTTTTCTATTATAACTGTTTTTAATACAACTACTTTTTTATTATAACTTATTTGATTAACCTATACGCGTTATGCAACCTTCTGAACACCTTAATAGTTTATCGGTTATAGCCTTATCTAAGTCGCTGTCCTGATCAGCAAATTCTTCCAAATTTTTAACGGATATTATAATACCCTTCGCTCCAGAAACTTTTTCTGCAAGTCGTAAAACACTATATATATTTTTGGCAACATCCACGATAGATGCCCCTAAATCATAATAAATAAGGCATTTATCATTGAATTCATTCAGAGAGCCATTGGCACCAATTATGACATAATTATATAAATCCGTAGGGTCAATTGTATGGTGTGCATCAGAATTCTCAATATATGCTGGTATCGTAGGGGCGTAATGTCTAAATAATTGACCTGGACAATCCATAGCTGTTTCATCATTACCCAAACGAACATAATATTCTAAATCAAACGTCACATTATGTGCCTCTAAAATTCGTTTAATTCTATTTCCACCAACTAATCCGGTACGCAGAACTGTAACCTTTAAGGAACCAGGAACATTTTCTTCTAATTTTATTACAGATGATTCAATGCCGCATCGTGAAAATCTATTTTCTGAATCATCTAAAATGACTAAATTACGATTATGAAAATCGTTAGCGACATGTTGAGGTGTATATGGGGAGCAATGTCCAGATATATTGGCACTTGGCGCAGCGATTAGACATGAGCACTCATTTATTAGTGCAAGAGCTACACTATCATTGGGCATTCTAACACCAACAAAGCTTTTACCGGCAGTAACTTCCTTAGGCACTATATCTGATGCTCGTAATACGAGTGTTAATGGTCCAGGCCAGCACTCTTTCGCAATTAGCTGCATCGCATCTAATTCCAATTGTGTCAAATTTGTTATTTTTAGAAGTTGAGACATTTGTGAAAAGTGTAAAATGATTGGATTATTATTGGGTCGTCCCTTCCATTCAAATATTCTATTAACCGCATCTGGATTTAATCCATCGGCACCTAATCCATAAACGGTTTCTGTTGGAAAGGCAACCAAACCACCTGATGCAATTTGTCTTTTACATTGGCGTAATGCTCTTTTATTAGGAGTGTATATTGTGGGATATTGTTGCATTTTTAAATATGATACAACAATTATAGATGCTACATTTACTATCAATTTTTTAATATTTTATTTTTTTAAAAAAAAAAAACTAATATCCATACTATTTATAATATTTATAATTTCTTAGGAAAGTTTGTCATTTTACCCCGTTGAAGTTGACCACACGGCGATATAGTATTATCTTTTGATTCATAGCATAGATTATTATCAGTATCAACCCAAACTTGTAGTGTAGGGTTAAATACCAGAGTAGATTCATCATCACTATCCTCAATAATTGGAATAGCAACTTGGTCATCTTCATTATCACTCGTGATAAGAAGTGTTACTGGTTTTGACAGTGCTGATTTATTGGCTAAAGCTTTCTGTTTATATATAAGTTTGTCTGCATCGCTAATTGATTTCCACTTAAGCGAAGCCTCTTTTGTAATTGCGACAACAAGATCTCGTCCAGTTATATTTGATCCATTTGACAATATGCTGTTTTTAATATCAGCAAAGTTATCAGATTTATATGTAATAAATGCATTTGCTATAGTTCTTTTAGGTTTAACCAACTTCTCCTTTTTAGTTTGAGATTTGGTTAACTTATCTTCATCTTTTGTTTCAGAATTTACTATTTTATTTTTAGCAGCATAGCGCTTTAATAATACTGAATTAGATAGTTCAAACATATAGGATGGATTATGGATTGTGCCTAAATGTCCCCACTTAAATTCATGAATGACATCTTTTCCAAAGTGTACACTATCATCTATATTTTTAGTTCCATCCACTGCACCATGCTGTTTGCAAAACTTGCTATTATCTAACATGGAACGTTTGCATCGTGCTGGTTCAAGTTGATTATTATTATTCAACTCTAAATCATAAATCAGTGCTTCACATCTCTGTTCATTTGGAAGAATATTGTGGGCTTTTCTTATTTTTTTTTCAACTAAATTAGAATTATTTGTAGTTGAATTCAATTTACTTGGATTAGATTGATGTGTTTGCCATAATTCAAACACCTTATCTTTGAATGCTCTCATATCCTTAGAACTAGGATTGAGAGTATCTTCTACAGCAATTTCTAATAAATTCCAAAAATTGTCTAAATTCATCTTACTTAATTTGTTTACTATATTATTAGTTAGAAGATAAACTAAATTAGTTATCAATTTTTTTTTTTCACATCCATTGGATTGTTGGATATATCTATATTTTTAAATATTTTTTTACCAAACTAGTAATTCTAAATACCGTTATATTGTAATAATAACAATTATTTTTCAAATATTATTATATACTAATATATATAAATGGATGATAGAAAAAAGATTACTTTACTTTCGATTGTTCCACCAAAAAGAGGTTCTCTAAACCCATCATCGACTAGATTTCAAACAAATTCGAAAGAAGAAATACCTTCATCAACGATATCACCCCCTGTTCCATTAAGAGTTTCGATTTCAAAACCCGTAATTAAACCCGTAACTAAACAAGAAACGAAACCAGTAATTAAACAAGAAACGAAACCAGTAAAAGGTGTACAATCTCATTCATTTTCAGCAATAGCACCAGCAAAACCTAAGGTTAGTATTCATAGTGATGACCCTTGTACGCAATATAATTTTTTTAGGTTTGATGAAATGTCATGTTTTATTGATAGTTTATTATTTGGTTTACTACACAAATTAGAAAATAATTTTATAATAGATTTAATGGAAACAAGGAAATTACCAGATACAAGTAGAGAAAAATGTAGAAATACCACAATTGACGCAATTGTTGGTTTACATCATTATATACACGATAATTCACAACCTTTTAAACGGACGGTGTGTTCTGAATTTAGAGAATTACTTTATAAATGTGATAATGAGCGCGTAACTTCCCATATTCCAAAGAGTGTGTATACGAGTACAGAGCAAGACCCACATGATTTTATTGGTAAAATATTAAATATAATAAATCTACCAGTAATTACATATAATGAAAATAAAATTTATACTATACTAACCGGAGACCCTGTATTAGTTAGAGAATTTCCAGAATATACAACAAACAAAGTTGTTTCGGCAAATCATTCATTGTTAATTTATACTGAAAGTGCAAGAAGTAGCTCAATTGATATTGGCTTTAACCAAATTGATGATAATACTTTTTCATTTGATACTCCAGAAGAAATAGTTGAATTTGAAAGAGCTGATGGTGAATATCCTAATATTATTGAATATATACATAAAAATGATATGATTGCGGAAAATGTAAAACATAATATCAGCATACATGACCCCGATTTAGCTGAATTCTTTAATCCGGAAATAGGACAAAAAAAATTAATATCATTATACAAAGACATATACAATGCACACATTATGTTATTTAGTCAAGAATCCCAGAGAATGGAAAAACATTACAAATATCGTGGTGATTTACCTAAATTAACATTCACACGGAGTGCTATATCTAAAATATATAGTAATCCAATAAATTTTTTTGTAATATCAATAGCTCGAGAAAATAATGATGGAACAAAAAATGAATTAGAATTGATTAATTTACCAGAGCATATTAAAATTTGTGGTAAAACATTGGAATTAGTATCAGCCATTACTCATTATGGAAAACACATATCAACGGGACATTATGTTTGTTATTTTAAATGTGGTAATCATTGGTATATTATGAATAATATGCATGATAATATTACCCAACATACCGCTTTTGATATTAAAAATCGGGAAATAATGTCCAAATGTAGACTTCTTATTTACATGTAAAACAATTTGTATAGTAAAAAAAATTTGAATTACTATAATTAATACCAGAATTATTAAGTATATTAAATAAGATAAAATGCAATCAGACAAGAAAGATATTTCATTTATTGTAGAAAATTTTAAACACACTGGCATATCAGTTCTGCGTTCTCTAAATGAAACCCAACTTTCTCAAATTATTCAATTAGCAAATGACAAATTTGATAAAGATATCCCTATAATGAGTGATAATCAATATGATATAGTTAAAGAATTTATTGAACAAAAATTTCCACACAATACTACTATAACTCAAATAGGTGCAGAAGTAGAAAAGAATAAAGTAGTATTACCATACGAAATGGGCTCAATGGACAAAATAAAACCTGACACTAATGCTCTTGCACTATATTTAAGTAAATTTAAAGGACCATATATATTATCATGTAAGGTAGATGGTGTAAGTATTCTATATACAACAACGGAACAAACTCCAAAACTTTACACACGAGGTAATGGAAAAATTGGCCAAGATGTGAGTCATCTGATTCCATATTTACATCTACCAAAAATAAAAGGTATTGCAATTCGTGGTGAATTAATTATATCTAAAAAGGTGTTTGAAGAAAAATACAAAACTTTGTTTGCTAATCCAAGAAATATGGTTGCTGGAATTGTTAACCATAAACATATTAGTAATGCAATACATGATGTAGATTTTGTTGCATATGAAGTAATTAGTCCAGAAATAAATCCATCAAGTCAGATGTATTTTCTTGAAAATATTAAAATAAATAGAATTTTATATAAAATTACTGAAACATTAACGAATGAGATGTTATCGGCAATTCTAATTGAATGGCGTAAAACATATAAATACGAAATTGATGGTGTTATTGTATGCGATGATAACACTTATACTAGAAAATCAGGAAATCCAGTTCATGCGTTTGCATTTAAAATGGTTTTATCGGATCAAATTGCTGAAGCAAAGGTAGTTGATGTTATATGGTCACCGAGTAAAGATGGATATTTGAAACCTCGCGTTCAGATAGAACCCATAAAACTGGGTGGAGTAACAATTGAGTTTGCAACTGGTTTTAATGCGGCGTTTATTATGGATAATTGCATTGGAATAGGCGCAACAATTGAATTAATACGAAGTGGTGATGTAATTCCTTATATTAAATCGGTAACAGTTCCTTCAAAAGAAGCTAAGATGCCATCTGTTACATATAAATGGAATGAAACTCATATAGATATTATAATTGAAAATCCATTGGAAGACCCGACGGTTAAAGAGAAAAATATAACAGGATTTTTCACAGGTATCGGGGTTGAAAGACTTAGCACAGGAAACATATCTAGGCTTATTAAATATGGTTATGATACTGTCTCAAAAATTATTGGAATGGCTGAATCTGATTTCTTAAAAGTCGATGGATTTAAGCAAAAAATGGCCAATACAATTTATATAGGTATTCAACAAAAGCTTAATGAAGCATCTATTGTAAATTTAATGGCTGGCTCAAATATATTTGGTCGTGGCTTTAGTGAAAAGAAAATCGAGTTAGTAATTGGCGAAATCCCTAATATATTAGTTTCAAATGATAGTATAGAACAAAAAATTCAAGCAGTATCTCTAATTAAAGGTATGGCAACTAAATCAGCAGAGGCTTTTGTCTATAAAATTAATGATTTTATAGATTTCCTTATTGAATGTAATTTACAATACAAGTTGCAACCAATCATACAAGAAAACCCAATAGAGCAACATGACCATCATCTATATGGAAAAACAGTTGTTTTGACTGGAAGTCGTGATAAAACTATTATTGAATTCCTAAAAAATATTGGGGCTAATAATGGAACGAGTATTAGTAAAAATACATTTATAGTTGTAGCAAAAAATAAAGATGAAGATACTGAAAAGTTAAAGCAAGCTAAAAAATTAAATATCACAATAATGTCTACAGAAGAATTTATTGAAACTTATATAAATAAGTAAAATTTATTTATAATATACAATTTTATATAAACTTATACACGCTGCAAATGTAATTACTAAATAATGCCAAATTTTATTCCAACTTTTTATTTTTTTTATTCCAATTATATTTAATAAATCATTAAATGATTGTTTTTCATCCCAACCACACAATTTATTGACATATACAGTTAAATCACACAAATGGTCATTTATACCCCAATATATTATTGTTCCAATAACAATTATAAAATGCAATAATAACATAGATTTAGAATTAAAAATCCATCCAACTAATAAAAAACAATTAATAAAATGATGCAGTACAAGAATAAATAAAACTTGAGGATTATTATTAATACATAACTTTGAGCTTGGATGTAATATATCAACGAATGTATCTAATAAAAAATAATAAAAAAAATAATTTAACATATAATAAATATTATATAAAAAAATGTTAATATTAATTAAATTATAATTAATTTAATTATTATTAATTTAAAATAATATATATTTATCCAAATCTTACAAAATGTTTATATGGAACACCATATAAATATGGCCATAATGATAAACTATCATAATATGTAGGTGCATTTAGATAATTACGACCACAGCAAAATTCTAATGTTTTTCCTACAAATGTTAATAAAAATGAAACAACAATTAATATATAAATTAAATAATCATATCGAAACATTACACGTATATAATGTATTAATATTATAATATTATTGATTTACAAATATTAAAAATACACATATTACCATTATTAAAAATATACAATATAACAAAATATTTTTACTTTTAAACATATATTTTTCAGTTAAATTATTGATATGTGACTTATCAAATGGCATCTTTTCTATTTTTTTAGATTTTGATATTTTATTAATAAATACTTTTATTTTAGGCTTATAATTGATTGGGAGTCGATTATCATATTTAACAAAATTACAATTTTCACTATCATAATTAAAATAAAATATTAATTCAGATAAGCACAGAAGTGTTTGACTTGTCGTATTTAATGGTTTGTGCATATAATCTAGATTTAAATATAATTGTGTATTTTTTTTATTACGATATGTATGAAATTCTGGATTTAAATCTATATAATTTTTATTTAAAGATTTTAAAATATCATTTTTATGTTTAACTTTAATTATCTCATTATATGCTAAATCTTTTCGTAATAGCGAAGACATATATTTTATACCATGGGTATAACCCGCATTTGTAAGTGATGCACCATGATTTGTAAATACTACACTATTATATATATTTTTTCTAATAGGTATTTCTCCATCAAATGATTCAATATGAATGCACTTATGTTTGTCTGATAAAAGAGTATGTCCATGTCTAAATAAACCATTTTTTTGGGAAAATGATATCCAATCACTAGCTAATTTTTCTAAATTATTATGTTTTAACATAAGCCTTTTTAAGTTATATAATGTTTTATTATATTCACTTTTATCAATATTTTCATCTGTTATTACATGAAGAGTTGAATTTAAAGTTCCTATACCAAATTCATTCATACCCTCTACCCAATAAGTATCCATATCATACATATATACTACTTCTATATTATCAATTAACTCATGTATAATTGATATATTTGGTGAAACGGATTTATCCCTATTTTTAGCAATATAATTATTATTCTCTATTTTTTTAAATACAACAATACACATATATAATATAATGAATAAAAATAATTAACGGTGTTACTAATTTATCTCGGTAACACAACAATTAATATATAAATTAAATAATCATATAGATACATTACACGTATATAATGTATTAATATTATTGATTTACAAATATTAAAAATACACATATTACCATTATTAAAAATATACAATATAACAAAATATTTTTACTTTTAAACATATAGTTTTCAATTAAATTATCGATATGTGATTTATCAAATGGCATCTTTTCTATTTTTTCTGATTTTGATATTTTATTAATAAATACTTTTATTTTAGGCTTATAATTGATTGGGAGCCTATTATCATATTTTACAAAATTGCAATTTTCATTATCATAATTAAAATAAAATATTAATTCTGATAAACACATTAACGTTTGACTAGTTGTGTTAAATGCTAAGTGCCTATCATCGGCATCTAAATAAGCAAGTGTTTGTTTTTTATTACGATATGTATGAAATTCGGGATTTAAATCTATATAATTTTTGTTTAAAGATTTTAAAATATCATTTCTATGTTTAACTTTTATAATTTCATTATATGCTAAATATTTTCGTAATAGTGAAGACATATATCTATTACCATAGGTATATCCTGTATTTTTAAGTTTTTCACCATGGTTCGTAAAAACAGTATCATTAATAAGTTTTTCTGTAATTGGTATTTTACCTTGATATGATTCAATATGAATGCAGTTATTAATATCACACAGTAGAGTATGACCATGTCTAGATAAATCACTGTTTTCTGAAAATGAAATCCATTCATTAGTTAATTGTTCTAAATTATTATGTTTTAACATATGTTTTTTTTTATTGAATAATCGTTTTTGATATTCACTTTTATCAATAATTTCATCGGTCTTAACCGCTAATGTTGAATTTACCGCACTTATACCAAATTCGTTCATACCTTCTACCCAGTATGTATCCATATCATACATATAAACTATTTCAATATTGTCTACTATCTCGTGTATTATAGATATAGTAGTAGATATTGATTTATCTCTATTTTTTGCTATATAATTTTTATTATCTATCTTTTTAAATACTATAATACACATATATAATACGTAAAAATATTTTTATTTTTATTTTATATTTATTTTTATTTTATATTTATTTTATTTTTATTTTATATGTTTTTATTATATATATATATATATGTATATATAAGAATGACTAAATTATATGAATTGCGTGAATATTTAAAAGATACTAAAAACGATTGGAATTATATAACTCCTACTGAATTTTATAGTGAATATTATATTAAAGATAAAAATTTTGTTTTAATAGATTTACGTAAAAGTGAAGATTATGATAAATTCCACATAAAAAAATCAATAAATATATTCTGGTTAGATATTCTAAAGAAAGAAAACTTGGATAAATTGCCTATAGATAAAATAATATTTTTAATTTGTTATGTTGGACATACGAGTAGTCAAGTTATGGTTCTTCTAAAACTATTAGGATATAATGTGGTTTCGATAAAATTCGGTTATGGGATTTCTCCATCATTTGGAGTTCCCGTCGCTGGTTGGTTATCTTATGGATTCCCTGTTGAAAATTTACCTTTGATAACATCCGAGTGCAATTCTGCATATTAAGTATAAGCCATTTCTATTTTTTGTAAATACATATTATAGATATCTCGAATCGTTTTTGTTTTAATAAAAATTTTCATTTCAATATCATAAATAGTAAATCGAATGGGTGGACTATCTACATAATTTCTAATATAATTATCTTCAAAATCTTTGTAATCTTCTGGTAATTCGTCAACGGGTATATCATCAAATGCTTCTATTATTTTTTTATAAACATCCTGTAAGCTATCATAAACATCATAATTTACAACTACACTGCACTGTTTTATATCTTGGCAAGGAAATATACTTACTATATGAAGTAGATAAGGCATATTGTTATATTTATTGATTAAATATCAGAATCAATCAATTTTTTGATGACTTATAAAAGTCAGTGATGCTCATTTGTCTCATAGTATGCACCGGATGAATTGTTTTTTTAACAAATGAATAATAGTCGGTAATTAGTGTCTGTTTTTTATTATTAGACAATGGGCTAGCTGATGATGCCCACTTGTTTTTAAAAGCATTTTGAAAACCATATAAAATTGATAACACATTCCATGGTTGACTGCTTTTATAATATGCGGTAATTAGTTTTTGCATAGTAATTTAGTTATTATAATTATAAATTATATTTTAAGTATATATCAATTTTTTTTTAATGCATATTAAATATAATGAAATATAAAAGTAAAAGAAATACTTATAAACATAATATAATTGGAGGAGCGCCTGTTTTATGCAATACATTAATAATGGCCGACCAATGTAACAGACAAAATCATAAGTGTATTTGGGAAAGAGAAATGTGTAATACTTTACCTGGAGATCATTGTGATGAATTTAACAATGAGCAAACTTGCAGAGCTCGTCAATATAAATGTTCTTGGAATCAAGCTGATAATATTTGTTTTCAGAAACCCGAATATGAGAAACCAAATTTGCAAATATGTTATAAATGTAAAACTGAGTTTGATGAAAGTGATTTAGTTTGTGCATTATGTCCTGCAGGAGATAAACAGGCTTTACATTTGGGATGTTTAGAAAGAATGTTTTTAGAAAATATCATGCTTGAAGATTGGCCACAAACCCCAAATTCTATAATTTGTAATTTAGATACATGCATACAAATGATAAGAGGAGCTGGTGCAAGATACACGAAATGTAATACGAATATTCCCATAGATACGATAAAACATTTAATATCGGGAGAAGCGATGCAACTAATGCAACAAATTATTACATTATATAGCCATAAACCTCGAATACTGAACTTGGACCCCTTTCAAACATGGCTTAATGATAATAATGCTGCAAACATGGGACGCGGTACACCAGGCGATTATAAGATGTTACAATGTCCTCAATGTGGTCATTTAATGTGGTATGATTCATGTGAAAATCTTCAAAGTAATATACAGGGACCAAATGCGGGATACGCACAAGGGAATAGATGTGTTGGAATACTTCCAGATGGAAACCCTTGTAATTTTTTTGCAATAAATACTAGTTTTTGGATAAGAAATCCCGCAAATAATGGTCTACGCAGTGCTTACCAACAGTATGTTCAATCTCCAGGTGTAACTAATCGATACCATCCATATATAAATGGATGGGAGTTAGTGCAAGGTTCCGCAAGACATCAATATATTGAACCATTTAATTTAGTATATTGTATTTATCATAATACGATAACAGGTGAAACAACTAGGTTAATTCCATTGCGTAGTCGGCCTATAAATTCTATTGGAGTCCCCCCCGATATAGATTTAGAAATAGCTAGAAATGCGTATTATCGATGGTCTGATGATTTCCCTGGATTGACGCCTGAACAAAGAGATGCCCAAATTAATCAAGCCCATGATGTGAGATTACATAATTGGAATATAGAACGCGATATTGTAATATTACGTATAAAGGCTTGTTTAGAAACAATTGATCAAAGAAACGAATTATATAACCAAACATTTTTTAATGAAGATAGTGAAATTACTCAAGAAACAGTTATTAATTACAAAACGCAAATTGAAAGAATATTAACTGATAAAGTTCAACAAATATTGAGAGAGTTTAATGAACAGGATGAGAATGAACAGTTAGAGTTAGACCAAATCATTCAGCAGCATGACGAGGCACATGCACTGCAGCCAGAAGAACAACATCCAGATTTAGGAGGTGGTAAGCATAAATCTAAAATTAGAAAAAATAAACAAAAAATAATATATAAATCAAAAAAAAACAATTAATAACAGAATTACAACAATTACATTTTACTATTTTAATAAAAATAGTAAAATATATATATTACCAAGAAGATAATCAGTTTATTATAAAATAATACTTGCTATTATTGAATTTGATAGGTCAAAACTCGTTAATTGCCTCATTAATTACATCATATTCTTTAGATATAAACCCATATTTTTCATCCCAATTATATAATGGTAATAATTCAAGTGCCTGTATAATTATTTCTTTTTTATCATTTTCTTTTTTTTTAATAATTTCAGTGATATCAGAAATATTTGTGATATTATCTTGTTTTTGTGTATTTATATAATTTTGTAATTTATCTATTTGATTATTCACATTTTCTGTTTTTAGTTTATGAATTTCTAAGTTGTTAACTGTTTCTTTTAATTTTTTTTGTAATTCATTAAATTCTCCGCGTAATGATGTATTATTTGCAATAATATATTTGCGGTCATCTAATATCTTTTGTATTTCATACTCATAATTATCCATTTTATGTTTATTATTAATATTATTTAAATTATTCATTTCTAATTCTTTATTAATTTGCTTAATATTAATTTCTAATTCATTTATAGTCTCTTTACTTTTATTAACAATGCCCTTTAAAAAATCTCTTTGTGTTTTAACATCCGATAATTCTTCAATTAATGCAGCAACTTTAATAGATTGTTCTATACAATAACTATTTAATTTATTTTCGTTTTCTATATGATAAGTATTTACTTTAGCCGAGTCAATTGTTAACTTATCATATTGTAAATTTAATGTATCGAGTTGTTTTTTTGTATCTTTATAGTAATCTATAAAATATTCAGTATTGTGTATACAATTTGATTTCAGAATGTCTAATCTATTATAATATTCTAACATTTTAGATTGATATGTTAGATAATTGTTTATTACATTTGATTTTAAATTTTCTACGATTGAGTCTAAAATATTTCTACTACGAAGTCTGTATTTGTCGTCAGATTTATTTTCGGATTTAATATCTATTAATAACTTTGATAGAGTATCTTTAATAATATCAATTTCATACATTATACTTGTAATTTGGGCATCGTTGTATTCATTGGTTAATTTATGATAGATGTTAATATTTATCGATAAACCGTTAAAAATGAAATTAGGTATTATTTCAGTATTCATATTATAATATTATATAACTAACTTATTTTAATATTATTTTATTGTTATAATAAAATATTAAAATAGTAAACACTCTGTTTTAAACAGATATATATATATATACTGACAATTAAAAGCTCTTAATTGTTCTTTGCTCACTTTTTGTTGATTTTCAATCAGAACCTGCATCTCAAGCCATAGAGTTATTAACAACCCCTGCACATGATTCAGTCATTCCACAGCTTGCTGCACTTGGAACAAAAACTTTAGCCTCAACATCTTGGTAATAAGGTGCTTTATATGCAATTTGTGGTGGAATACCATTAGTATCAGTTCTTAATTGTAATTCAGGATTGACATAGTCAACATATCTAGATGCAGACCATGGCTCTCCATTCCAAATGGAATCAACCGCTTGTAATCCATTGATTGGAACATCAGCACCTAAAAAGAAACGAGTTCCCCCCAATTGCTGAGATTGCTGAGATTGCTGAGTTTGTTTACTATTTTTTCTACTCTTTTTACCACCTTTATAGCTAAAAATATCACCCTTATCCGTCCAGTCAAGATTTGGTTGTTTGCAATGCCCATAATCAGACACATTTCCGAAACTTATTTTATCTAAGCCTCCTTTTTGGAATGGAAATACTATATCATTTTTTTGAACTGGTGCGGGGTGTTGTCCAAACGCTGCAGCTTTAGATTGAACACTGTCTAAATTATTTTGAAAACCACCTAATTGTAATTGTTCACTTTCAAATAAATTATAAATATACATGATTACAGCTAATGGAACAAGAGTATATGGAGAAACAGTAAGAGCAGTTATACCTGCAATTTTAAGACCAGTTCCTACAATATCGTCATCTAATATAGGTATTTCAACATTAAGAAACCCCTCTCCTCCTTTTTGTATTTCTTTATCGTTCTTTTTAATATCTTTAACTACTTTTTCAAACACATTTTTGCCCATAATAAGCGCGATAGGAACTAATGTTGCAGGGGTAAGAAGAGTAATGCCTAAATATTTAAGATATATGTCTAAAACGCGGTTATCAACTATCTTTTCAAGAAATGACTCAACATCTGCATCCAAATCACCGCCTTGTTGTCTTTTGGATTTGCGTAAACCTCCCCCTGTAGTTTTAAATTCAGAGCCGTAATTACTTACTATTTCTTTTACATTAAATTGGACTTTTGCTTCATTTGCAAAGTTAGCGCCGCAACCCTGCTTAAACCCAGACATAACATGTTGAGATGCAATAGAACCACCTGTTTTTAAGGAATTATGCTTCATTTGTGATTTATATATATTTAATCATATATATTTTTTTAGAGATTAATGTTTAAAATAAAACTTTAGTGTCAATTATTAATATATAAATGTCTAATAATAATTTTTTAGAATTATACAATAAATTTACGCTTTTAGATAATAATACACAAATAATGTATATTATATTATTTGTAACAGTTCTTTTTATTATTTTTAATT